GGTCCGGGCGGCGGGTCCGGGCGGCGGGTCCGGGCGGCGGGTCCGGGCGGCGGGTCCGGGCGGCGGGTCCGGGCGGCGGGTCCGGGCGGCGGGTCCGGGCGGCGGGTCCGGGCGGCCCAAACTCATACCGTCCAACAGAGGGCATCATATCGAGGTGGTAACTAACCCCCTATCAAATGAAAGTCCCGAAGGACCAAATCATCACCCCACATAGAAAGGTACTGAACATGAATCAGCCATGCCTCCCCCGCTACCAGGGGATTTAGTTAATCAGGGTGATTAACTCGGGGGTAACATACCACCCGCACTAACTTCGGCCTAGACAACAGGTTATGAAAAATGGTTTGGTCGAGTTAAAGTTAACCACCTTTGCTTATCCAACTGCAGTAAACCCTTCATTAAAGTAGAATAATAAAAATAATATATAATAGAATAACAGCGCGCAATATAGCAGTAATAGACCGACCCTGGTTAACTGTCCGTTTTGGTTAACTCCGACGAACCTGCTCGACGCAAAGATACAAAATACCAGGACTTACGGCAACAGCCGTCGTCGGAGTCTGGTTAACTTTTGCTTTAACTATGATTAACTCAGTCATCAATGGCTCGCGGCAGCCGCCACCGTGTCTCAAACCAGAGGTGGGGTAGTTAGAGGTGGGGTAGTTAGAGGTGGGATAGAGGAGGCGGCTCGAAGTCTGAGGCTGGGTGGAGGCTTTCGAGCGGGCCGGTGAAATCCGGGGGCAGGCTCAACCACCAAGTACGTAGTGCCGCCAGGGTGCCGAATCCTGCCTCGGCGGCAATTTCGGCTAGTTCCTGGATCCTGATGCGGAGGGCTGGAGTGTAATACTGCTCGCCGGTGCTAAACGTCACAAGCACCCCAGTTGGCCGGATGAGGAAGTCTCGAATCCGTAGTCCTTGGGCCATCAGTTGCCGAAGGTTTTCAAGCGTAACCTGCGGGTCGCCCGATTCATAGGCTAGGCCCTCGGGCTGGTAGCTCGTGGCACCGCTTTGAAAGAGCCGTAACATGGCGCTGCGTAACCTGGCGCTGCGGATCGTTTTCATGTCACAATTCTAATCCAGAGCGCGAAAAACGCAAGACGCATTTGACTTTTGGACATTCGTAGTGTAAGATTGAGTAGTGGCTGTAACGAAAACATCGAGGAAACCTATGACGCCAAACGAGTACGTGGTCTACTATCGCCGAAGTCGCAAGTATCCGCGAGCCGAGCAGGAGACGAATACACGGCGTTTCGTGGCAGTCAACGATGGTAAGGTCCTCGCTGAGTTCACCGAGAACGAATCGACGACTGAGCGACGGACGGCGACAGGTCAGCGGGCAACCTATCGTCCGGAGTTGCAGGCTGCCGTGGAGGCCGCCCTCGCTTCAAGAGCCACGTTAGTCATTCCGCGGCTGGGCCGGTTGAGTCGCAATACCTACGTCACGGCCCTTCTGCGAGACAGCGGGGTGGAGTTCGTGGCGTGTGACATGCCCAAGGCCAATCACTTGACTGTCCACGTTCTGGCCGCCTTGGCGGATAAGGAATCGCGTCGGATCAGCGAACGGACGAAAGCGGCCCTGGTGGCAGCTAAGGCCCGTGGCGTGAAACTTGGTTCCAATCGTCCTGGGCATTGGAAGGGCCGGCATCGAGGGACGAAGGAAGCCATTGTGGCGGCGGCCAAAGCGCACCGGGACAAGACACGGAATGCCTATGCCTATCTGATTCCTGAGATCAAGGTTCGGCGAGAACGCGGGGATACGCTTCCCGAGATCGTCGAGTGGTTGAACCAGACGGGGCATACTACGACGGTGGGAATGCCCTTCACGCAGACGGCCGTGTGGCGGCTGATTAAGCGCTACTTGGGGGACGAGTGGCTCGGCAACAACATACGGAAGATGGCGCATGTGAGGCGGTAGGCAAAGCAACGATCTTGCACCTTTGAGAGGCACTGATGAAACCCTACGTCTGCTATTACCGGGTCAGCACAAAGAAACAGACTGATGCCTGGTGGCGGCTTCGGCGGGGTGAGTCCATAACGGAGAACGAGTTGAATGAGAACGCGACCGGCTTGGGTCTGGATGCCCAGAAACGGGATGCGGGTAGGTTGGTGGATAACCTCAAAGGCTCCATCGCCGGGGCGTACACGGAGGTTGAGACTGGTAAGAAGTCAGCCAGGCCGGAGTTGCGGAAGGCTTTGGCGCACGCCCGCATGGTCGGGGGCATTTTGGTTGTCGCCAAGCTGGACCGGTTGGCTCGGAATCTCAACTTCATCTCGAATCTGATGGAGAGCAAGGTTCCTTTCATCTGTGCGGATCGGCCGGACGCCGACCGGTTGCGGCTGCATATCGAGGCGGCCTTCGCCGAGGAAGAGGCCCGCCGGATCGGACTGCGGACCAAGGCGGCCTTGGACAGTCTGCAGGCGCGGGGCGTGAAGCTGGGGTCCGCGCGTCCCGGGCATTGGGACGGCCGCGAGCATCTGCGGGGTTGGAAACAGGCAGTTGTGGCGTCGGCGGCGAATCGTCTGGCCGAGGCTCGCGCGGCTTACGAGTTCGTTTTGCCGGAGATTCAATCGCTGCGGCAGGCCGGGAAGACGTTGGCGGCGGTCGCAGCGGCGCTCAACGAGCGTGGATGCAAGAGCCGGGAGGGCAAGGCGTTCACGGCAATCTTGGTTTGGAGAATACTCGACCGATTCGCCTAAAAGGAGAAAGGGATGCCGACTCAAATGACTCGGGCGTCAGTGGAGGATGCGTGGCCGCCGGTTCATCAGTATCGTTTTCGTGCGGGACCTTACCATCCGCCGGCCGCAAACGTGGGAATCATTCTTCATGACGAGTACCTCGGCGACGTGAAAGTGGCAGGCATGACCGACGCGCCGATCGCGTGGCCAGGGTCAAAGTACAATCGTGGCCGGCATGATACGTTGTTGCCGATTCTCACTGGGGCCCTGGTACGGGCGATCTGTGAGGAAGACGAATTGACGGTCGCCCATTATTGGGGCGTGACTCGGCACATCGTCAATCAGTGGAAGCGGGCCGTTTCGGGAGAAGAGGACTCGAACATGGTTGCGTTTAATCTGGCCTTGAAGCGTCGGAATCTGGAGTTTCGTCGGAGGTTTGGGTATTCATGATTCAGCAATCACAACGAAGCATTCAGTTGGCGAGCATCTACCGAGAGGGGTGGGATGACTATCGGGACGGTCGGACGTTTGAAGAGTGTCCGTATCGAGGCCGGTCGGCGACAGCAACGAGTATGTGGGAAGCGGGTTTCTTGGATGCAGCGCAACGGGTTAGCACTGGTGGTGGAAACTTCTGAGTATGGCTCGATTTCGTAGACGACCGGCGTGTTGTCAGCACGCGAAGTGCTCGGGTGGGCGCTGCGGCAAGTGTGCGTACAATCCTCGGTCTCGTTACCCGGTCTATCACATCGTGCGCGGGTCACAGATGACGCTCAATCCTTATGTGTTCTGGGCGTTCGCCCTTGGCTTGGTGGCTGTGACACTGCGCGTCGTGCTGACGTGACCTGCGCGAGGCTTGTAGCCAGTAGCCAGTAGCCAGTAGCCAGTAGCCTCTAGCAAAGCGGACATGGTGTAGTATACATACTACACCGTGTCAGGTAGCAGTTGTAGGGCTCATGGGATCAGAGGGACATGGAAATCGTCGTTTTGCGCCTTGACTTTCGCCTCTTCTGACGTAGAGTTCAATAGAGGAGAATTGCGAATGAGTTACTGTTTGCTGCCCGCTGCCGTGCCCGCTGCCGTGCCCGCTGTCATGCCCTATCAGGATGAGTTGGAGGCGCTGGCCACCCAGATTGCTAGGGTGCCGATGTTTTGGGCACGTCGTCTGGTTGCGCGCGTGGAACGACTTTATCAGGCGTCAACGGACGCTGATCGAGAAAAGCATAGTTGGTTGGAGGCGGTCCTGCGTCGAATCTGCAAGGAGTGAATATGCAGGAACGATTCGAGAAGACTGTAGTTTGGTTGGAACACGCGGTGCGTCGGACGCGATGCCAGTTTCGCCTTCCAGCCTGGTCGCACGACTGCACGTGGGTGTCGGTGCTCTACGCAATGGGACTTCGGCTGCTGAGTGCGGCCGATCAAATACGGACGGTCATCTTGGACGAGAACACGATTCCTGCGGCCGACATGGAGCAATGGCTCCTGCAACTGGAGGAGTACATCGGGTTCTTCAGAGAGCGGGCGAGCCACTGGAAATGAAAACCAAGAACGCAAGCACTCATTCATGCTCTTCACGAGTTCGAGCAGCGTGGCTGGCGTGTCGGTTGGACGGTCGCCGAGTTGGTGGCACGTCTCCGGCGCGGGTATCGGGTAACCAGTCGACGGGAAGCCGTGGAGTACCTCTTGAGTCAGAGGGTATAGATGATGGCATACGAATCGAAATCGGTTGAACTTCCGGCGATTGATGATGAGTTAACGGGTCTCAGTCCAACGACCTGTTTTACTCTTGGTGTCGAGTGGTCGATGTTCCGGCGGCTGCTTATAACCAGGTCGGACACGCCTTTCACGGTGACTGTTTTGAGATCAAATGCCAAACGCCTGACTTCGATGGCGGAACAGTACGGGCGGTATGTGGAGTATCATCAACAGTGCAAGGATTGGGTGGAGATTGTTGTTGGCGGGCAGAAAGAGTGAAACGTACTCGGAATTGACGGCCAGTGTCCGACGTACTGAATGGGGGACTTTAGCATGAACGTTGAAACGACATCGAAACGGTTGTTCGCGCACGTTGGTGACAAGGTGATTGTCACCGACATCAACATCTGTCAGCGAGTTTTGCCAGCCGTCGTTGAGTTTAAGGGCATCCTGCAGGTGGTCAAGGTGGATGAGTCGCAAGGGATCGTGTCGGTTGATCTTCCTCTTCCAGGTTACGAGGAGGATTACTACACGTTTTTTGAACCTGGTGCTGATCTCATCAAGATCAAGCATGAGGTCGCTTTGGAAGTGGCCGACGCGCTCAACGACGATGGTGTGATTGTTACCGGGAGGCCCACATGAGTCATTCGCCGTTTAACTGGGTTTGTTATGTCGCTGAAAAAGCAAGGAAGCTGGAGGCTGACTACGCACTCGTGATCCGTGGCTCGGAAACTCAGGTCGCCGAGGGATCGGATGTTTTGGAACTACTCAAGGGCGACGTGAAGGGTTGTACGCTATTCGTGTTTGCCGAGCCCGGCACCGATGTTCGGGCGCGGGCAGCAGCGGCGGGGATTAAAATGATCTACTGCGGCGTCTCAAAAAAAGATGTTGCGCGCCTGATTCAGTCGGGGTACAATTTCAAGCCAGTTGTCTTGGCGGATAGTCGGGACCCGGTGCTGCGGCCGATCAAGATTCAACGGGCACGCGACGAGATTCTGGCTCAGTGGGCGCTCGTGGAAGCGAAGGGTAAGGACTCAATGAAGGACTCAATGAAGGATTCAGTGCCTTGGAGAGCGTGGTTGCGGGAGGTTGCGGAGGCCGCCCGGCGGCTTCGAGGCGATTACGCGGTCTTGGTGCGCAACGATCTGGTGGTATGCGGTGATCCGGATGTGGCAGTTCTTTTGGAGGCATACGCACAAGGTTGCATCTTGGTTACGTTCTGCGAACCTGATGTGCGCACATTGGCGCGGGCGACGGCGGCTGGTGTCACGGCGGTGCATTGCGTGATTTCACGACGTGATGCTTTGAAGATCAATCTCTTTGGACCGGTGGCATTAAAACCGGTCAAGAATCAGCAGTTTCGGGAGGAGGCTTTGGCAAAATGGCAGTAGGGTCCGAGTTTGTACGGCCGGTCGGGCATACATGCGGCGTGAGCACGGGCATCCATGACTGCTTGACATTCGGCCGTGGGAAGTTGGATGGCAGCGGGTTTTGGTTGAAGCCGTGTCCCGAGTGCGCCCGGGCGCATGAGCAGCAGTTTTCCGAGGATGGCCCGTGCTGGCCACATACGAATTTGCAGTTGAAGAAGATGGGTTTACTCACGGAGAACCAGTGCATCTTCTTGGACGTGGTGGACGAGTACCACGGGATTGCCGACAACGGCAACATCATGGCTGAGACCGTGTGGCCCCGGTCGAAGGTATTGGCAGTCGGCCGGGAGTTGATGAAGAAAGGCCATGTGAAGTATGCACCAACTGATGCCAATGGTTTTGAGGGTGGGGTGTGGAAGCTGTGAACGGTGAATCTGTTCTTGAGTTGTTGTGTGCGCCGCTTCCCGAGGGCCAGGCGGTCCTGGAGTTGCATCTACGGCAGCGCATCTTGGAGGAAACGGAACTTTACGGTCGCCGTCGTCGTATACGGCATACGTTCTTCGTGCGTGCTGGTGATCGGATCGCCAAGTTTCAGGTCACCGGGCGGGTGTCGTTGTTGCCGATGCGAATCTCCATCCCAGAGATACAGGAACTTGTGACGGAGGCGATTGATGAGGAAATTGCCGAGGTTGCGCGGGCATTGACGATTGAACGCGGAGTGTTGGAGACTGATCCTGATTTTGCGGAGGCATATTGCCAGATGGTGCGGGAGGGTCAGGCGGCTCCGAATTATCAGGCACGAATCGCGCATCATACGCAACGGTTCATTCGTAATTTCACTCGTGATGGCGTAGTGATCGAAGGTGATTGATGAAGGAAATCTATGCTTACATGGACGATGGTTCTTGCATCTTGCTGCTGCGGACGGGTGACAAGGTGGACGTGGACCGTTGGGTCGAGGCGCGTTTAAGGGGTCTGCGTCGCGTCGGTGCCGTGCGTATCAGTTGTAAGGAAGAGCCGGATGAGGTGAACTATGATGTCGCGGGAATCGAGCGGCTTTTGGCACATTGCATTTGACTTTCTCTTCTTCTGACATAGGGTTGAATAGAAAGGAACCAAGATGATTGAGATCGTGAAGGGTGTGGCGAGGTTGGATACCGCCGAGAGTGTGTCGGTTTGTTTGCCGCCTGGTTTTCGTCAATGTTTGTTGAGCGTCACGCGGGCTGGCAACACGAAGTTGTTGGCGATTTCGCGGCAGGTTGCAGCCGAGTTGATTGCGGCTGGTTTTCCGTTTCAAGGGTGAGCAATGAATCGCGAGCAGTGGTTGAACGAGTGCATCCAGCGGCTTCGTCTTGACTTCGAGAAGGCGGGCCACCCCTTGCCAGAGAAGATTCGGGCCTCATGCTCGTGGCCGTCGAAGAGCGGCTTGGCGAAGAAGAGGCGTCGGACAGGTGAGTGTTGGTCGTCGAAGAATAGCGGCGACGGGACCTCGGAGGTTTTCATCAGTCCGGTCTTGAAGGACCCGATCCACGTAGCCGTGACCCTGGTTCACGAACTGGTCCATTGTGCGGTGGGCGTCGAGGACGGGCACCGGGGACAGTTTCCCCGGGCGGCCCATGCCCTTGGCCTGGAAGGCAAGATGACAGAGACGGCGGCTGGTGAGACGCTGCGGGCGCATTTGCAGGAGATGACGGACGCGATCGGCCCGTATCCGCACGCGGAGTTGAAGCACTCCAACGCACCGAAGAGTCAGAAGTGTCGGCTCTTGAAGGTGATTTGCTCGACGTGTGGTTGTATTTGTCGAATGAGTCGGAAGGCTATCGACGAGGTGGGTTGTCCTACTTGTGCTTGTGGCAGTCCGATGATTGAAGAGGAAGGTGAAGAGGAAGGTGAGGACGATGGCGAGGATGGGTAAACGTTGCGATTGCTGTGTTGGAGCTAAGTTTGGTCGTCTCACGGTAGTTGGCACGGCAAAACTGCTCTGGCGGTGCGGCGCTACAAAGTCGTGTTACCTTCGGGCTGTGCCAGTGCGTTGTGATTGCGGCGTGACGAAAGAAGTGTGGGAACATCATCTCTTAGCTGGGCGTGTTCGATCATGTGGTTGTCTTCGACGCGAGGTTTCAGTTAAGAAAGCGACGACGCACGGGCAACGACACACACGCCTCTATACAACTTGGGTCAACATGCGGCGGCGGTGCGAATATCCGCGCACGGCGAGTTACCGGTACTACGGGGAACGAGGGATCAAGGTCTGTCGTACTTGGCAGGTGTTTGAGAATTTTGCGGTGTGGGCAAAAGAAAGCGGCTACCGATATCCGCTTACGATTGAGCGACGAAACAATAATCGAAACTATTGTCCATCGAATTGTCGGTGGATACCGATGGCCGATCAGTCGAAGCATCGACGAAAGTGGAAACGTCAGAGCAGAAACTAACCCTTCACTTTGGAGAGACTCCTATGCGATTCATTTTGAGTTTGGTTGCGTTGTTGGCTGTGGCCGTGTCATGCCAAGCCCAGATTTCCGTCAGCGATCAGTTGCCGCCGCCGGTCAAGTACCCGGCCGAGGTCTACAAGATGACGGATGCCGAGTTCTACAACTGGGCCGTGAAGTTCAATCAGGCCCAGATAGACGATTGGAAGAAGCGGAAGGCCGAGATTAAGGAACCCGAGTATCTCACAGGCACGGAGAAGGTCACGGTCACGGAGTACAGCGGCTTGTCGGGTCCGTCGTATGGCTACGGCTGCGGTGGCTACGGCGGCTACGGCGGCTACGGCGGCGGCTACTTTGCGCGGTCCCCTTATGGCTCCGGTGGCTGCGGTCCTCGTTTCGGCTACGGTGACTACGGCTACGGTGATAGTTTCGGCGGCTCGTCGGTAAGGCGAACGGGTGAATATCCCTGGCGGCGGCCGAATCCGGATTACGTGGGTCCCGGCCCGCTGGTCATCGTCAACCCTTACGTGAAGCCGACCAAGTGAGGTTGGCGGAATCGTCTTCAATCTCAATTGGATGTGAAGGAGTGATTCATGTCGGTTCACCACGAGAATCTCTTGGAAGAGGCGGAGAAAGCGGCCGATCACGTATTCAGTGACACGTCTGTCGCGCTGGTTGTGACCTTGGCTTCTCTCCAAGAATTGCGCGAGCATGTTGACAGCTTGATCGAAGCTGTGAAGAGCAATGGCACCAGCGAGGACGACGATGATAATTCGCCCGAGTGAGGTCCACGAGAATCATGACAAGGCCCGGCTTGGTGTCGGTCTGGCGGCCGAGGCTCTGGGTGTTGAGTGCGATCTGCGACTGATGACGCAGTGGCTCGTGAAGGCGGACGCCAAGGATCGTGGGGCATTCTTGGAGTTGGCCCGCGAGTGCGCGGAGAGCGGCAAGTGATGGATTGGGTCAAGGTGCATAGCGATCTGGTTCACCGGAAGTTCCGATGCCGGAAGGGCGGCCGGCAAGAGACTCGGTTGGTCGTGGATACGACGTTCGGCGGCGATGTGTGCTACCGCTATGGGCCTGGATTGAAGTGGGAGAAGCAGGTCCCGTATGCCGAATGGCAGGAATGGCAGGCGGACGCAAGGGAGATTGGATGACGGAGTATGACTTCTGCGAGCTATACACCTAGAAAGGCAACTGATGGCCAAGATTTGCTACGTATCCAAGGCGTTCCGTCCCGATACCCTGGCGATGATCCAGAAGGCGAACAAGATCATCGTGGACTACCAGCGGCAGGGTTTCAAGCTGACGTTGCGGCAGTTGTACTATCAGTTTGTCGCCAAGGACTTGTTCCCGGACGACCGGAAGTGGCGGCGGATACCAGACACCAACAAGTGGGTTCGTGATCCGAACGGAACGAAGAACGCCGAGCCGAATTACAAGTGGCTCGGGGACATCATCAATGACGGCCGCCTGGCGGGCCTGATCGACTGGCTGGCGATTGAGGATCGCACCCGGAATCTGCAAACCCACTCGACGTGGGCTAGTCCGCATTCGATCATCAGCGCATGTGCCGATCAGTACACGGTGGACTTGTGGGCCGAGCAGTCGAAGCGGCTGGAGGTCTGGATCGAGAAGGAGGCTTTGATCGGCGTGATCGAGTTCATTTGCACTGAGTTGCAGGTGCCATTCTTCGCGTGCAAGGGCTATACGTCCCAGTCGGAGATGTGGGAGCGGCGCAGCGTCTTCGAGACTATGAGAAGACGGGGTTGGAAACTGTGGTTATTCATTTGGGTGACCATGATCCGTCCGGCGTGGACATGACACGCGATATTCAGGATCGTTTGGAACTGTTTGGTTCGGCGGCCATTATTCATCGTATCGCCTTGACGTGGGAACAGATCGAAGAGTATAACCCGTCACCGAATCCCGCCAAGACTACGGATGCTCGCTGCGAGAAGTATCGGGCGCAGTTTGGCGATGAGAGTTGGGAACTCGATGCCTTAGAACCGCCGGTTATGGCACGTCTGATTCGTGAGGCCGTTGAGGTACATGTGGATCGGGACTTGTGGCAGGAGGCCCTGGATCGTGTGCAAGCTGGCCGCGATCAGTTGAGTCTTGTGTCTCATCACTGGCCGGCTGTCGTGGACTTCTTGAATGGCAATGGCAATGAAGAGTAACTTCACTTGGCGGGCTTGGGGCGTGAAGCCGGCGCGGCACTACCAGTTGCTCTTCTTGGACGAGTCAACCGACGTGTACGTTCACCATTGCGGGCATCCGACGGCGATCTACCCGTACTACACCAGTCATCGTGAAGACGGCCAAGGTCCGATGACTCTGGCTTCGAACGGTCACGGCTTCATGTTGCTGGTGGAGGCCAAGGCAGCGGCAATTGAGTTGTGGCTAGGAGAGAAATCATGAGCGACATGCAGTTGAAGAAGCGATCTGATGGTTGGTGGATCGTCAACATTCCCGACTCAGTGACCGAGGCTGGTCCATACGATACCAAGACTGAGGCGGAGGAGGATCGGTGCGGCTTAGCTCGAATTTTCAAGATGCTTGACGCTGATCCCAAAACTCGTTGGCTGAAGTAATGGTGACGACCGCGACCGAAAATCGGAGTTGATTAGCGTCAGGCGAGGTGTTGACTTTGGCTTTGGCGCTGTGGTATAATCCCCTATCTGGAGGTATTCATGATGGACACTGTGGACAATTCTCAACTCGTTTCTCAGGAGGTCCCGTCAATGGCAAAGCGCAAACGTGAGCGTCGTGTGAGGGAAGTGGGCCAGGAACCGCTAGTGAAGAAGGCAACGGTTGTGCGGGATTACCTTGCCACGCATCCCGAGGCAAAGAACAAGGAGATCGTGGCTGCTTTGACGGAGAAGGGTGTGACCGTGACACCAGCCTACGTCAGCGTGATTCGCGGGGGCGGCAAGAAGACCGCGAAGAAAGGTCGTCGGCTCAAATCCGCAGGCGCGAATTTGAAGGATGTACTCCGCCAGGAGAGGGCGGGGTTGCTCAAACGTATGGAGGCAATCGACACGCTTCTTGGGTGATGGGGTAGTCGGCATCGGTTCAAAGTTCGATCGCTGGTTTCTGAGGTAAGCGTCTTGACTTTCGCGTCTTTTGTGCTATGATTGAATAGTGGAAAAAGATAATTAAGGAGCAATCATGGCCGCTTGGTTCGATGTGGATAAAGGTGGGTTGGCGAAGCTGATGGCTGGTCGGTCGAAGGCGTTCGTGCTTTATGAGTTGTTGCAGAACGCTTGGGATGAGGCGGGCGTCACTCAGGTTGCGGTCACGGTCAAGTTACTTCCAGGCAATCGCAACGCGCGGATTGTCGTCGTTGATGATGCCCCCGAAGGCTTTGCGGACCTGCGTGATGCTTATACGCTATTTGCCGAGAGTCGGAAGAAGGGCAATGTCAAACAGCGGGGCCGTTTCAACTTGGGCGAGAAGCTGGTGTTGGCTCTGGCGAAACGAGCCGTGATTGAGACGGTCAGCGGGACCGTGGAGTTCAATTCGACCGGCCGCCATGCACACACGTCTCGCTGTAACGCCGGCTCAAGGTTCGAGGCCGACGTGCCCATGACGAAGGCCGAGTTCAATGAAATCAATGCCGCCATGAAGCGGCTCATTCCACCGGCCGACATCGCCACCATCTACAATGGCTGTGTTTTGGAAGACCGTTTTCCGGCAGCATTCTTCAACGAGGTCCTGCCGACTGTCGTGGCCGATGAAGAGGGTGTGCTGCGGAAGACTTTCCGTAAGACGCTGGTGCGGGTCTATGAGCCGGTCGAGGGCGAGCCGGCGATGCTTTACGAGATGGGCATCCCGGTCGTGGAGACGGGCGACCGCTTTCATGTGGACGTGCAACAAAAGGTGCCGCTCAACATGGACCGCGACAACGTGACGCCGGCCTATTTGCGGATGCTTCGCGTGGCAGTGCTGAATGCCACCCATCATCTGATTGACAAGGAAGACGCGCCGCAAACGTGGGTGCGGGAGGCGTGCAGCGACGAACGGGCCAGCATCGAGGCGGTCAAGGCCGCCGTGACCCTTCGTTTCGGCGAGAACGCCGTCCGTTACGATCCCTCGGACCCGGAGGCCAACAAGCGGTCGGCCGCCGAAGGGCGGCCTGTCGTCTATGGCGGGAGCCTCACGGCAGCCGAATGGTCCAATGCGAGCCGGGCCGGTGTGCTGCCGGCGGCCGGCGTCGTCACTCCGAGTCCGAAGCCGTACTCCTCGGAGGGCAAACCGTTGGACTTGATTCCCGAAAGCGAATGGACCAAGGGGATGTGGCAGATCGCCGATTATGCGGAGGGGATCGGTAACCTGCTGCTGGACTCCGTGATAGATGTCACCTTTGCTCGCGAGCCGCATTGGCCTTACGGGGCAACGTATGGCAAGGGTCGGTTGACTTTCAATTATTCTCGGTGCGGCCGGGCATTCTTCGAGAACGGCGTCACCGACGAGGTGAACCGGCTATTGATCCATGAATTTGCTCATCATTACGAGAGCGACCATTTGAGTGAGGGCTACTACAAGGCCCTGGCCGACGTGGGCGCACGTTTCGTCCGTCTGGCTCTTGAACAGCCCGAGGTATTTCAATGACGCAAGAGCGGAGGCGGACGTTCTACATCGTCAGGATCAACTGCGACTGTGGCTCCGACATCGTGGCACGAACGTCGGTGAAGTGGTATTTGGGGGACCACGTTGTCCAATCTGCCAGCGGCCGGTAGGCCCGCTGGAATATGCCATTGTGACGAAGGTGCGGGCGGCCGGGGTAATCGAGGCTCTACAGACCTATCAAGCGTCACGATTCTGACTTCCAAGGGCGGGAAAAGTGTTTGGTGGTTTCTTGACTTTCGCCTCTTCTGACGTATGCTTGAATAGAGTTGAGCATCATTGAATTAACAACCTTTGAGAGATTGAACTATGTTTCTTTGTATTCAGAATCCTGGCGTCTCCCCGATTGAGGGCTTTACTCTTCTTGGTGTCTCGACCACTCGGGATTGCGGTGTGGAGGGCACCATCGGTCAGTTTGGTTCCGGCAACAAGCACGCGATCAACGTGCTTTTGCGGGCCGGGGTCAAGGTCTTTGTCTACTGTGGCAAGACTCGCCTGGATTTTCATATCAGGGATGACGAGATCGACGATGGATTGACTCGTAAGGCGGTGAAGCGGGTGATGTGCAAGCTGGGAGGCACATCCACGAGGACCATTGACCTGGGGTGGGTGCTCGATTTCGGAGCCTTGGATTGGACCGAGATTGCGATGGCACTGCGAGAGTTCATCTCGAATGCTATCGACCGTACCGTCCGCGAGGAGAACGGCGAGTTCTTTTCGGCGATTCAGGATGGCCGTTTGGCTGTGGCTGTGGTCGAGGACTCTCGGGTCAAGGCCCGGGACGGCTACACGCGCGTCTATGTTGAGACAAACGCTGCTGTGGAACAGTTCCTCCACGAGTTGCCAAAGCGATTTCTGCATTTCTCTGGGCGGCCAGAGCAGGTTAAGCAGTCGCTCTTACCCAAGGCCGACCGCAATCTGAATGGCAAGAAGACGGCTGTGATCTACCGGGGCGGCGTCTATGTCCGTGAGATCGAAGAGAGCGACCGCGAATCGGTTTACGACTACAACTTTCGGCTCGACGAATTGAAGATCGACGAGTGCCGCAATTCTAATGAGTATTACGTTCGTGCAGCGACCGCCCGGCTGTATCGGCGGGCCACGGCTACTGAATTGTATCCTGTTTTTCAAGCGCTTGCTGCACAGCGGCAGGTCTTCGAGGGCCAGTTGGATGTGGACTATATCATGTCGTCGTGGGAGAAACCAAAGGACGAGCAGAAAAGTCATTGGCAGCGGGCGTGGAAGGCTGTGGCTGGTGATGCCGTTCTCTGTAGCCCCTCTGATACCTTGACGGATTTCGTGAAGAGGAAAGGTTACGATGTTAAGTCGATTTCTTCGGCGAGCTTTGCGGAGGCCGCCGCCCACTTTGGCGTCTTGACGGATGCGACGGTGCTCACGAGCAACGAGCAAAAGGGCCGCGAGAAAGTGGCCGCGACCGACGCTGCTCGGGAGGCAGTGGATGTGGTGTGGCGCTGGATTGAAGCGGTCGGTCTTACCAACGGCAAGGAAAAGCCGCTTGTCGGCTGCTATCAGGATGTGATGAATGCTGGCAGTCGTGAGTTGGGTTTCGCCGATGAGACTGGCGTGTATCTGGCTTTGGATCATGCGGGTAGCATCAACAAGATGGTACTGAAGATGGCACTCGAAGAGTGCGCTCATTGGGTCACCGGGGCCACGGACAACAGCCGCGATTTTCAGGACTTCTTGCTTCGCGTGATCGTGGAGGCCAATACGGTGCGTGTGGCGGCGTGGTAGACAACGGCGGGTCGTATGCCGCAACGGGAGTCAGCGATGGTTGGCTTCGTGCGTCCGTGGTTTTCTCGGGGCAGTGTGCGGTCACACCGGGGGGCACTGGTTGCCCTAGAAGAGGTGGACCAGACTCCAGCCGACCGGGCTTCCATGCGCATCTTGCTTCCTGACGAATACCGAGGTAGAATTGAGTCTCATTCAGAAGCTATCGGCCAAACTAGGGCCGTGTCGGTGGCGGTGTGAGCGCGTCAAACCGTTTATTGCGCTTGGTCACTTGGAACCGGGAGACGATTATGAAACGACGGGTAACGGAAGCACGAACGATTGATCGAGAGGTCTTTGATTGGGGTGTCCGTTTGACGGCCCAACCGTTCAAAGGTTTTGAGAATGAGTCTCTGATGATGCACGCAGAGATAGGGTTGCATCGTCCAGGACGTGGGTGTGATATTCGCATCACCTTTCCAGGTGTCTCTTTGCAGAATTCGCTGCGGCTCTTGGATGCCCAGGCGTGGTGCGAGGCCATGACTGCACTTATCTCCGAGACGCGAGCCATACAAGTCGAGATGCGTGCGGCCAGTACAAAGAAGCGATGAGCTACAGATCGTCACTCGGCGGTAAGCGGGCGTAAGTCCAGCTTCCGCTGCAATTCTTCATTCGTCATGAAGAGCCAATGCACGGCCGTCATCATGGCTTCTTCAAAAGTCGCCTTGCCTTCTTGCCAGGCGTCTAAACCCACCTTGGCCTCGGGGCAGTTCTTGACCAGATCGAGGATGAAGGATCGTCGAGGTTTGAAGTAAGGGTAGGTCATCTTAATTTCCCTTTGGGTGTCGCAGCACTTGAAGGACCCGGTTGTCGATCTCGGCGGCCTGGTGGATGAAACTTCGGTCTCGTTGGTGGGTTTGTCGGAAGGCTGCACATTCTGGGGATTCTGGCGTGCCGGTTCTTTGTAATAGGGCGCGGTACTGGTTCAGCACGGAAGGTTCTGGTCGTGTGTCGATGATATATCGTCCGGCTGGGATGAATTTGTCCAGACAGAGGACCGTGAGGACGAGGCCGACGTTCTGGGTACGGTGGCCGGCACGTATCGCGTCCGCTTGTCGCTGGGCGTCGTGGGCGGGTGGAAGCTTGGGATCAACGACGTACTCGGGCACCAATCCCGGGCCGGCTCCTGTGGCACGGAGGAAGTCGAAACCTTCCATGCGGTAGACAGTTTTCAGGAATTCTTCGAGCCGGTGGTAATGGACGCGAAAGATGGGAAGCTGCGTCATTTCGAGTTTTGGGGTCGGCGTGCCGGGTGGCGTCTTGGCGGGTGGCGTCTTGGCGGGTGGAGTTGAACGGTGGAAATGTTGCATTGGACGCGGCGAATCAAGGCATTTATACGGGCAATGGCGGGTATCTGATCGGTTACTATAAGGTACGTCGGACACGGGAAGTCTATTCCGAGGGTTGCGTCGTAAATATGGAAGAAATTTGGAAAAAATCGACGTTTTGGGAGTCTAGTATAAGGTGAGGAGCAAGTGCGCAATGCAACGTGTCACGGACCTAGCCGACCCACGCCGCTGTAAAGGCTCTCAACCCGATGGGCAGTGCCAGAATGTTGCGGAGGACGGGGTGGACTACTGCCGGGCGTGCGGTGGCATCAGCCAGGCCCCGGCACGCCGTCTCCGGCAGTACCTTCTTGCCAAGGCCCAGGACAGCACTCGGCTGGCCCAGTTTGCCGAGCATGAGGAAGTCAAGTCGCTTCGGGACGAGATCGCACTGGCTCGGATGCTGATCGAGCGGCGCTTCAACTTGATCCAGAACGACGCTGACCTGATTTCGGCCTGCGGCTCGCTCAACACGCTGCTCTTGACCGTTGAGCGTCTTGTCAAATCAGCACACGCGATTGAAAAGAGTCTGGGTGCGTTGCTTGCGCGGAACGCCGTGCTTCGAGTGGGCCAGCAAATCTGCCAGATCATCGTCGAACGACTGGAGGGCATCCAGAATTACGAACGGATCGTCGATGGGATCATCACCGACATCGTGGCGACGATCTCCAAGGCCGACAACTCTGAAGTCCCGCTGGTAGGTCACAACGGGGTATGAAACTCATCTGGTAACAACAGGGCATGAAACTCGTCTGGTGTGCTTGCGGCAAACTGGTCACCTATCCCGGTGAGGATCGCTGCGAGGACTGTTGGGCGGACGATCAGTTCAAGTATCGGGCGGGCCGCAGTCAAGCCATTCATACGATGACCACGCCGGATCGGGAGGCCAGTCATGTTCCGTCACCGGGAAAACCCGTTCCTGCCCGACGAACTCAAGGCCGGTGACATCATCGGATTCTCGGGTCACTGTTTGGTCAGTGCCCTGGTTAATATCGCCACCTACGGCATTCCGTTCTGGAGCATCGGTCACGTTGGCATCATGGGGCACGCGGACGACGGACGCCTCATGCTATTCGAGTCTACGCAACTCGACGATCTGCCGTGCGAGATCACGGGTGAAGTGTTCTGGGGAACCCAAGCCCATCAACTGGAGCACGTCGTCAACATCTACAAGGGCAAGGTTTGGCACTATCCGCTTTACCGGTCCTTGTACCCGGACGAAGACAGCCGCCTCACCGAGTTCTTGATGGGGACGATTGGAACTCCTTACGACAAGTTGGGCGCGATTCGGGTAGCTGGCGTGGGTCTTTCATGGATCGAATCGCTGCTACATCCTGATAACCTTACTTCGATCTTCTGTTCGGAATGGTGTGCTGCCGCCCATGCAACCCTCGGTATTCTTCAGACGGACAACGTGAGCCGTTGGAATCCGAATCGCTTGGTGCGGGTCGAACGACGCAAGAAAATCTTGCGAAAGCCTCGGAGGTTGAAATAGTGAAAGCCATTCCGTTGACCAAAGGCAGGGAGGCACTGGTAGACGACTGTGATTACGAGTACCTGATGCAATGGAAGTGGCACGCTGCGGTGGATGGGCAATACGCCGCGCGGCGTCAGCGAGGTGAAGTCCGCAAGATTGTGTGGATGCACCGTGTCGTCGCCGAAAGGTGCGGCCTGAAGTGTGGAAATCTGAAGATTGACCATGCCAACCGCGATACGTGTAATAACTGTCGAAGCAACTTGCGGATGGCAACTGATAGACAGAATGCCGCAAACCAGAGACGGCGGAGGGATAGCGCATCGGGTTTCAAGGGTGTTTCCTGGCACAAACAACTCGGGAAGTGGCGAGCCTATATCGGGTTGCACAGGCGTCAGCGATACTTAGGGCTTTTTGACGACTCGCGTGATGCTGCAAGGGCCTATAACGAGGCCGCATTGAAACATTTTGGAGAATTTGCATGTCTCAATTCGGTTTGAAGCAAATTCTTGTTGCACTGGTTTTGTTGGTGGCTGGCTGCGATGTTCCGACGATTGGAACCCATCCGATCAAGATCGAACGGCCGACCGTCAACCTACCGCTCGCCCTGCGGCAGAGCAACTGGGTCGGCAATCAGCGTCAAGGATCGTGCGTCCACGCGACGATGATTAGCCTCCTCCGCTGGCAGGGCCGAGACAAGACGGCGGACTACTGGCGGCGGACCTACGGCAACGGCGAGGAGCCGGATGATCTGGCCGCCAAGCTCGACCGGGCGAACATCCGTTACGCCTACACCACGAATGGGGACGTGTGGTTCCTGAAGTGGGCCTGTCGAACCCGGCGCGGGTGCGGGATCACGATCATGGGTGGCGCTCACATGGTCACCCTGGTCCACTTGGACAGCCAGTGGGCCGCGATCCTCGACAATAACAACGTCTCCAAGTTCATTTGGGTTCCTCGGGCAACATTGATCGCCGAGTGGAAGGCCAGTTACGGGTGGGCGGTCACGCCGGTCTACACGCCGGCCGCACCCCTGCCGCAGTAAGTCGCAACAAGTCATCAACCCCTTATCTTCGAGAGGAAAACCATGAATCGCATCCTCCTGAGTCTCCTGAGTCTCCTGAGTCTCCTGAGTCTCTTGACTCTCTGCCTCTTGGCTGCGGCGGTTCCGTGTTTCGCGGACACCGCTACGGTCAACGGCGTGCTCGCCGAAGAGCGTGTCATCAATCTGCCGAACGACCAGGGCAAGTGGTACATCAGCGTCGTGGGCAGCGCCAACGATACGGCCTACCTTCGGCTGCTGGGGTGGTTCGACAGCAATACCAGCCTCAAGGCCCTCAAGAGCCAGGTCCGCTTCTGCCCGGTCACGACCGGTCATCCCATGTATCAGGAACGGTACGCCTCGAATGTCAAGGGCCTTCCGACCGTGCGAGTGCAGAAGGCCAACGGTGAAGTGGTCTACGAGGCGGCTGGGAAGAACATTCCGATGACGGTCGAGGGTCTGTATGGCGCGATTGCCAGCGGCGTGCATAGCGCTCAGGGTATCCGTTGTATTCCGTGGCGGCGTTGCCCGCAACCTAGCCCAGGTCCGCAACCGGACCCTGATACCCAGCCGATTGATGATGGCGAGGCTCCGATTGTCGAGCCGCAGCCGCAGCCGCAGCCGGAAAGTGTTTTGCCACCGTGGGTCCTGGCCATGTTGTGTGTGGTCGGTTTCCTGGGTGGTCTTTCGGTCGGCTACGGCCGCCAGTTGTACGCGAAGCTGCATCCCGCCGTGAAGTAACGGCACGTACTTACGTGTCTCTTGTCGTGTGACTCTTTCGGCTGTCGCGTGACGGCCATCCACAAGCATCTGGAGTAGTAACATGAACCCCACCACCGTGATTTGGATTCTGGCCGTTGCCCTCGCCGTATTGGTCGGCCGTGAAGTCGGCAAATGGCTCTTCGGTGAAAACACCAAGCTGCAACAGAAGAAGCGGGCCGCTCAGGTCCTCGCCGGCAAGCTGCGGGCCGCTGGCCTTCAGCGCATTCCCAACTTCCTCGAAGCCGTCGCTCTTGGCGATCTGCAAGCCATGTTCGAGCAGATTCATGATCTCGCCAAGCTGGTCGAGGCCGGCAGTGATGCCATCGAGAAGGAACTGGCCGTGGTCTACGAGCGTGTGCTGAAGGCCAAGTTGGCTAACCCCGAAGGGCTGGCTTATCTCAAGGCTCAGATCGTCGAGGTTGAAGGGGCCCAGGCGGTTCCCGAGGCTGCCTCTGCGTCCGTGCTGCAGTTGTAAGCAACTGCCTCAAGCATTTCAACCCATCGTCCCGGTTGCAGTTATATGCGACCGGGGCGATTGTCGAATGGCTCCCAAGTGCCTTTGTGAGCTATTCGACAATCGGAGAATAAAATGAGATATCGAGCCTTTCTTCGGTCTGTTATCCTGCCGCTAGCGGCATTGTTGGGTGCCCTGGTTTTGATCGCGGGTTGCGAGACATCGCCATCTGTGCAACCACCTGCCCCATGCCCGTATCGAGCGAAAATCGTCGCATTTACTGCAACTTGGTGTGTTCCGTGCCAGAAGGCCAAACTACGTTTGCTGGAGCTTCAGGCGACTGGGGTGGAGGTGCAGATCGTGGACATCGACATACATCCCGAGTTGGCAAGACGATACAACGTTGGCGCGGTTCCGATGTTCATTGTCTCTGTGTCTGGAGAACCAGTGGTGCGGACCAACAACATTGATGTCGTTGTGGCTATGCTCTTGAGAGTGCATCATTGAGAGCACTGTTCGATGGTGAGACGACGTTGCCGGAATTGCCCTGATCCTCCGAAGTTGGAGCCGGCACCCAAGGTGACGACAATGCCTCGAAGGCGGGAGCGGGCACGGCGGACTGAGATCAAGGACCTGCCCGAGTCCAGAACAGTTGAGATCGCGGCCATTCGTGTGCATTGACCCGATTGACGACAAGCAACCAACGATACGTGAGGCGATTGACAGGTTGCAGAGTCTCAGGTCACACGGTGGCACTCGGCCTTCACATAGAAGGAAACATGAGGTTGCACTAGGGCGAACGCCGAAGCAACCAGCGCCGCACTTGCCGCTACCTTGCATTTGTCCTGACGCTGCCCACGCGACCCTGAGACTGTGCAACCTCATCAAAACATGATGCGACCCCATGAGCCTCCTCGCGGACCTGAAAGCCACCATTACCGAGGGGCTTAAAAGCAAGACGCTTACGTCTTGCAGCCGGTGGGCTGAGTATCGCCGGGTGATGGGGGCACCATTTGAGGGAAACTACAGCTTCCTGTGGCATCCGTGGTGCCGCGAGATTCACGACAGTAAGGCGGCTTGGACCATCGCCATGAAGGCCGCCCAGATGGGCGTCACGGAGACCGGAATCAACCGGGCCTTTTACGTGCTCGATCAGTCGAAGCGGGACGTGCTCTACGTTCTGCCCACGTCGATTAACGCGAGCGACTTTTCCAAGGCTCGGTTTACGACGGCCCTGAAGCTGAGCGATTATCTCAAGGGGTTGTTCGTCGATACGAACACGGTAGGGCTCAAATCGACGGGCCGCAATGTCCTGTACATCCGTGGGAGCCGTGGTGACAGCAACCTGAAGTCCATCCCCGTGTCCGAGTTGATCTTGGACGAACTGGATGAGATGGACATTCATGCGGTGTGGCTGGCGTTGGAGCGCCTGAGTGGCCAGGTGGAAAAGCACATCCTGGCGATCTCCACCCCGACCGTGCCAAAGTACGGCATCCACAAACTATACCTAACGGGCACTCAAGAGCACTTTTACTTCCAGTGTCCGCATTGCGGCCGGCAAACGGAACTGATCTGGCCGGATTGCGTCGAGATCATCGGGGAGTCGGTCAACGATCCACGCTGCAAGCAGTCCTTTCTTAAATGCAAGGAGTGCAAGCACCGGCTGGAACATGCGGCGAAGCCTGAGTTCCTTGCCGGTGGCCAGTGGAAGGCGACCGAGCTACAGGTTTCGGTGGACGAGAGGCGGAGCTTCTACATCAACCAGCTTTACTCATCCACGGTGACGCCTGGTGAGTTGGTGATTGCCTACCACCAAGGTCTAGGCGACGAGGCGGCGGCAACGGAGTTTCATTGCAGCAAGATCGGGATTCCCTTCATCGGCGAGGGTGCCCAGGTCACGGATGCGATGCTGGAGAACTGCCTCAAGGGACATACGATCAACGATCCGCGACCCCAGGTAGGCGGCACGCGGCTGATAACGATGGGGGCGGACCAGGGGAAGACGGGCTACATCTCAGTGGTGGAGTGGTTGTTTGATCGGCCGCCGGGGAGCGACATCAATTCGGCGGCTATCGCCAAGCTGCTGTGGTTCGGGCACTTTCCCGAGGATGGTTGGGATTACCTCGGGGACCTGATGCGGGAGTGGCAAGTCCTGGCTGCTGTGGTGGATGCCGACCCGAATGTGAATGACGCCCGCCGCTTTGCCCGGAAGTTTCGGGGCTACGTATGGCTGACGCGATACCGGCGGGGGCAGACGGCCAAGGAAATCGCTATTCAGGAAGAAGAGACAGGGGCACCGTTCGCTATCGTAGATCGCACGAGTTGGATCAGTTGCAGCCTGGGTCGCTTCAAGACGAAGCCGTCGCGCATCTTGCTGCCTCGGGACATCTCGTTGGAATACCGCGAGCACGTCAAGAACCTGGTGCGGACTTATGAGAAGGATGACCACAAGAACTTGGTCGCTACCTACGTAAACACGGGACCGGATCACTACGCTCACAGCCTGGTCTATGCTGATATTGGCTTGGCATTGGCTCCGGTGTCACCGGGCGGCCAAGACATCTGACGAGAGGTTCAGGATATGCCCGACGCGGTAATCAACTTGGTTGACAGTCGGTATCCGGGCTACCTCTCCGGAATGACCGATTGGTGTAAGTGGCGTCTGACCTACGGGGGTGGGGACGAGTTTCGGGAAGTCTACCTGGAGAAGTTTTCCGCGAGGGAAGACCAGACGGAGTTCATCCGGCGAAAGGCGATGACGCCGATCCCGAAATTCGCGGGTGCGGCCATCAACGACATTCGCAACTCCATCTATCAGCGTATGAGAGATATTACGCGGAAGGACGGCAGTTCAACGTATCAGAGTGCGGTTAACGGCTTGAATCTGGGTGTGGATCGTCGGGGTTCGACGATGAACGCCTTCATCGGCGTCAAAGTTCTGACGGAATTGTTGGTCATGGGGCGGGTGGGTGTGTACGTGGATGCCCCGCCGGTCTCGGCAACGGCAACCTTGGCGGATATAGGGAATGTCGCGCCGTATCTGTACAAGTACGACATCGAGGACATTCTTTCCTGGACTTGCATGAAGCCCGAGGCTCCGTCCGAGTTCCAGGCCGTCTTACTCCGCGACACGGTGATGCAATACGACCAGGCGTACTTCTTGCCGACGATCTCGGTGCAGCGGTATCGCTACCTTTGGATCGACGAAGAGACAAAAAAGGTTAACCTGCAGTTCTACAATTTGGAGGGCACACCGGTCGATCAGTTTAGCCAGCCGGCGGGACCGATCATGTTGGAACTGACGCGGATTCCGTTCGTGATGCTGGACATCGGTGGGAGCCTGATAAAGGATGTGGCCCAACATCAGATTGCGCTTTTGAACCTGGGTTCGAGCGACGTGAGCTACGCTCTGGGGTCTAACTTCCCCTTCTACGTCGAACAGAAGGATCTGCGGGCGGTGGGGGCTCACTTGAAGGTTGCCGCCACGGCTGACGGCACCGCAACGACTGGTGGCCAGGGGGCAGCAGAGACGGACATCAAGGTTGGTGCCACGCATGGTCGGGCCTTTGATAAAGGGATGGTGCAACCGGCCTTCATCAATCCCTCGTCGGAGCCGTTAAGAGCGAGCCTGGAATTGCAGGCCAAACTCAAGGGAGACATCCGCGAATTGGTCAATCTGGCTGTGTCGAGCTTGGCAGTGCGGGCTTCGGCAGAATCAAAGGCGATGGACAACCAGGGCCTTGAAGCTGGGTTGAGTTACATCGGTCTTTTGCTGGAGAGCGGCGAGCGACAGGTTGCTGAGTTTTGGGCGGCCTACGAAGAGCGGACAATTTCCAAGCGACAAGTTCCGACGATCAAGTATCCGGATCGGTATAGTCTCAAGACGGATGCTGACCGGATCAAGGAAGCGGGCGACTTGTCGAAATTGATGAATCAGATTCCGGGCCGCAAGGTGAAGCGCGAGTTTGCAAAGGGGATCGTGCAGGCGATTCTTGGTGGGAAGATTAGCGTCAGCGACCTGGATGAGATCAACCACGAAATCGACGCCGCCCACTACACGAATAGTGATCCGCAGACGATCATTCAAGCGGTTCAAGCGGGGTTGCTCGGTGAGCAAGTTGGTTCGGTTGCCTTGGGATTCGATGGTGACGAATATCTCAAGGCGCGAGTCGATCATTTGGAGCGCGTAAAGCGCATTGCCGAGGGGCAAGGGGTGGTTCGGGGCAGGAGTGCGGGTGATCCTGGGGCGCGCGGTGTCTCGGATTTGTCCGCGAATCCCAACGCCGGGGAAGATGAGAAGACGGCTAGCCGCGACACAACGTTGCAAGACACTACGGCTTCGCATGTGCGCGGTGCCGGAAAACCAAAACTAGTGTGAGGGCGGATCAATGGACATAGTGCGAACTGCAGTTAAACAGTTTTGGGTGGGGCATGGTGGGGCGGATGCTGTGGCGCGGCCTCTTGTTGTTTCAGGCTACGCACCTGAAATCGTGCTTAAAGGTGTACGGGTACGCGCGGCAACAGCCAATGGTATCGTGATCTATGTCGGTCGTGTCGGTGTTACGGTGGTCGATGGTTATCCGCTTCCAGCCGGCGAAGAGTTGGAGGTACAGGTCGAGGACATCAGTACGGTGTACATGATTGCTACGCCGGCTGGCAATTCACAGCAGGTCGTCACGCTTTCAGGTGATATCGTCGGTGAGACGTTTACCTTGACGCTGGATGGCGAGATGACTGATCCGATTGCTGTTGAGGCGACAGCGGGAACGGTGGAAGACGTATTGGAGGCGCTGCCGAATATCGGGGTGGGTAATGTTGCTGTCAGCGGCGATGCGGGCGGTCCGTATACTGTGGAGTTTCAAGGCACATTGGCGAAGACGGATATGTCTTTGATGATCGGCACTGATGGGGGCATCAACGAGAAGCAGACGGTCGCTATCGACGATGCCACTTCGTCTGGGACTTTCACGTTGACTTATAGCGGACAGACGACTGCGGCCATTGCTTATAACGCAACGGCCGCTGCCGTTCAGACCGCATTGGAGGATTTGTCCAACATCGCGGTTGGCGATGTGGAAGTGACAGGTGGTTCTGGTCCGAGCGTCGATTGGGTGGTCGAGTTCAAGGGCGCACTCGCTCTTATGAATGTCGACGCAATGACGGGTGATGGATCGTTGCTTGTAGGCGGTAGTACGACGGTGACAATCACAGAGACGCAGAAAGGCGACGCTGGCTTCACAATCACCATTACGAAGACGGACGCCAGTGCGGGCAGTCAGTTTTCCTGGATTGCGTGTTGATATGGCATCTTTAATTGGACCGCCGGGGCCACGTGGTGAAAGAGGTCCGAAAGGAGATCGCGGACCCAAAGGAGATCGTGGACTGCAAGGGTTACTAGGACCTGATGGGGGGGGCGTAGGACCGCCAGGACCGCCGGGACCGCCGGGACCATCGGGACCATGCGGTGAACGAGGTCCGAAAGGCGACCGTGGACCCATTGGTCTGCAAGGAAAACCTGGGTCCTACGCCGGCAAAGGGGATATTGGGCCACAAGGCGTTGCTGGTCTGCCGGGTGAAGTCGGGCCGCAAGGTGAAGTCGGGCCGCAAGGTGAAGTCGGGCCGCAAGGTGAAGTCGGGCCGCAAGGTGAAGTCGGGCCGCGAGGCGAAGTCGGGCTGCAAGGTGAAGTCGGGCCGCGAGGCGAAGTCGGGCTGCAAGGCATCCAGGGCGAGGTTGGGCCGCAAGGCATCCAGGGCGAGGTTGGGCCGCAAGGCATCCAGGGCGAGGTTGGGCCGCAAGGCATCCAGGGCGAGGTTGGGCCGCAAGGTGAAGTCGGTGCAACAGGCCCCACTGGTACTGGTGTATTGTTTACTGCCACAAATGACCAAGGTAGCGCGATCAATAGATGCCAACCTGTCTATGCAAAGGCAAACGGAAAAGTGGCACTCGCTGAGGCAAGTGCTGTTTTGACAGCCGATGTTATCGGATTTGTTGAAGACGCCTCCATTGCAGATGGCTTGGATGGTGCTATTCAGAATGCAGGCGTCTTGGTTGCAACTACCGACGAATGGGACGCTGTAACTGACGAAACTGGTGGTTTGACTGAAGGCGCTCGCTACTACTTGTCAACAACGGCTGGAAAGTTGACAGTAACACCGCCAACAGAAGTCGGAGAGATTCTGGCATCGCTTGGTGTAGCAATGGATACCACGCGATTAGTCATTAACATTCAGACACCAATTGAGATATAGGTAGGTGTAAGAATGGCTACTCGTCATCCTATTGTATTGGTGAACAGTAGACTTCAACAGTTGAAGACTGCTGATATTCTGGATGTTGGAGTCATGGCGGCCCGAAAACCGATTATCTCAGAGAGTGGTCGTCTACGTCAAGTGACTTGGCCAGAGCGATTGGCATACAATGCCTATATTTATACCGGTATTGGCAGCGGTATGCAACAACTTCGAGTTGCCGATCTCTTGGATGTTGCTCGTTTTCCCGAGTGGGAGCAGAACAGCAACAATGGATTGGCAATAATTCAAGCGTTGTCGATTTTGCAACGATGGGTGCCCAATGATGCGGCTCATGATACTGTTGCAAATCCTGATACCGCCAACTTACGGCATTGGATTGGAGGCGTTTTAGCACCAAATGGCTGTATCTACGGGATACCATATCAATGTCTGACGGCTCCAACGATATTGAAAATTGATCCTACTACCAACACTGCGACCATGTTTGGAGGTGTTGTCTCTACGCAGGGGACTGCGTGGGCGGGCGGTGTTTTAGCTCCGAATGGTATGATTTATTCTGTGCCATTTGGTGGGTCTACAATACTGAGGATCAATCCGGCAAATGACACGGTATCAACATTCGGAAGTTTTGCTACCGGAAGTAAGTGGTGGGGTTGTGTCTTAGCTCCAAATGGAATGATCTACGGGATTCCAACTGGCATTGCGACTATCTTAAAGATCAATCCAACGAATGACACGTATTCAACATTCGGAAGTCTTGGCACATCGCTAACGAAGTGGAAGGGCGGCGTACTAGCACCAAATGGTTGTATCTATGGGATTCCAGACCGTCGGGCATACGTGTTAAAGATTGATCCTGCCACAGATACAACTACGCTTTTTGGCGATCTTGGGACGGCAACATACAAGTGGCATGGTGGGGTTTTGGCTCCGAATGGTTGCATCTATGGTATCCCGGCCAGTAGTGCATCGGTCTTAAAGATTGATCCCACCACAGATACAGCGACAACTTTCGGTGATGTCGGAACAGCATCAAATAAGTGGGCAGGTGGGGTTTTGGCTCCTGATGGACGCATCTATGGTATTCCCTATCGTGACACATCAATTCTTGTAATTGATCCTGTGTCAGATACCGTAACGACTATTGGGAGCTACGGTGCTGAAGAGAAGTGGACAGGGGGTGTCTTAGCGCCAAATGGTCGGATATACGGGATTCCATTCAATCATCCACCGATTTTAAGGATTCGTGGTCAGTGGAATGTGTTTGAGGATTTCCCCCTCTCGCGGCATTTTAACAAGTTTTGATGGGGCTTGGGTGACGGTGACGCAATGACACTTTACGATGATGTTTACGGTGATCTGGAGGAGGCGGATGAGTATTTTGTCACCCGACTTCATGAGACGGCGTGGACGAATGCTACAGCAGCGGATCGTGGTAAAGCACTGGTTGCCGCGCGCACCATCATCGACACTCTGAACTACAAAGGCTACAAGAACAGCGTCTATCTTCTCTTGCAGGCGAACCCATCTGCTACGCAAGAGCAGATTCGAGTGGCCGAGGCGGATCAACTCTTGGAGTTTCCCAGGGGCAGTGATACTGAGGTGCCTACGGAGATTCGCATCGCGGAGTACGAGATCGCCTACGCGCTACTGGACGGCAAGGACCCGGAATTGGAACTAGAGAATCTGGCCGTCAGTTCGATGGGGTACGGGGCGGTGAAGACGGTCTACGAGCGGTCGCAACTGCCTATCGAGCACATCATCAACATGGTGCCGAGTTCTGTCGCGTGGCGCTTGCTCAAGCCTTTCTTGCGCGACTCGGATGTTTTGAAACTTTCACGTATGAGCTAGCGGAGATATCTGAAATGGGTGTTATTGCGGATTTTCTCAATGCGGCGGTGACAATTGATACTACGCCTCCGATTGATCCATTGGATCGGCGCGCCTATCGTGAACTCATGGCGGTTCATGATTTTGAATTGTCTGCCGCTTTGCAGGCTGTCGATGAGGTTCAGTCAATCGCCATCTATGTCGAAACTGTTGATGGCGGTACCTTTGCACTAACAGTTACTTTGGTTAGTGGCGAGACCTTTACGACGGGCGACATTGCGTATAATGCCAATGCGGCAACAATTGAAACTGCGATTGATGTCGCTGCCACGTCGGCTGGTGTTGTTGGTTGGACGAACGGTGACATTTCTGTTGCCGGTGGTCCTCTTACCTCAACTCCTGTTACGTTGACGTTCGACGGTGCATCGGTCGAGGAAGCGAATCATGCTTTGACGGTGATCGACGGTGCCAAATTGACGGGCGGCGGTTCGGCAGGCGCGATCACGGTCACAACGGAGGGTCAAGCCGACCGGCTCGGGTATGCGATTTTGGTTGATCGCCTTGGCATCCTTCGTGGTACGGTGCCGGCGGAAGGTGTTGTCCCTTCGGCATTGGTTCAGGGCGCATCTGTCAGTGAGCGACGTTTCAGTGCGGAGACAATCAAGGCTATTGCGCTGGAAATTGCACTTGCTGAGCATAACGACGCCATTTATCCAGCACTTATTGGTGCTGCTCAAGTGTAGGTGAGTATCAAATATATTAAGGTGTCGAGTTCTGCCGCGTGGCGCTTACTTAAGCCTTTCTTGCGCGACTCGGGTGCTTTGAAGCTTTCACGTATTAGCTAGGCGGGTGTCTTAGCTACCTTTCACCGGTCTACGCCGGGCCAGGACCGTCAATACCCGATTGCGACGGGGTTCCTGTTGTTGTTCATCGGGGTTCGAGGAGTGCTGAATGTTCAGCGTTTTGTATTTGTCGCGTCCGTGGGTGTCATGTTTCGAGGGTGAGGATGCCGCTACTGCCGCCGCTGCCGCTGCCGCTGCCGCTGCTGCCGCTGCCGCTGATAGTGACGTGCGACCGCCTGAAGGATTCACGCCCGACCAGCAGAAGAAGTTCAACGATGCTCTTGCCGTCGACCGTCGCAAGCATCAGATGAAGTTCCAAGAGGTCGAGACCAAGCTGCAAAGAGCTTTGGAGAGCAATACGCTTACTGAGAGTGATCGTAAGGCTCTGCAAGACAATTTGGAAACGGTTCAGGGCCAGTTGCGCACGAAGGAGCAGCAGTTGCAGTTGGAAAAGCGCCAGTTGGAAGAGGCGTACCAGCAGAAGGTGATTGAGGCCGAGAAGAAGGCACAGGTCTGGGAAGCCCTTTTCCGGGATTCCACCATCGACAGGTCGTTGCAGGATGCCGCGGTGAAGCATGAGGCATTCAGCCCGGGACAGATTGTGACACAACTGCGCAGTCAGACGGAACTGGTGCCTGACGTGGACCCCACGACGGGCAAGCCCATCGGCACATACACGCCGATGGTCAAGATGCTGGATAAGGATGCGACGACTGGGGAAATGGTGAAGTGCTCACGGACCCCGGATGAAGCGGTCCAACGTATGAAAGAATTACCCGAGCAATGGGGCAACCTGTTTCGTTCCAATGTTGTCTCGGGGATCGGTTCCAGTTCGGTCACCGGCGGCCTCACGCCGGGTCAAGGCGGCAAGATCGACGTGCGGAAGTTGACTCCCCCACAGTATCGAGAGATTCGAGCCAAGAACCCTGAATTGCTCGGTCTCGCGCCCAAGCGCCGCTAAACTTCTCAGGGGTCGGTGAAAGGTTGCTCTGGTGACTGGTGAGCCACGTTGGCTGACAGCACCTTTGAGCGGAATTGAAAATCGGAGTGAACATCATGAATTCCCTCTACCTCTCTCGGCCCTTCGTGGCCTGCTACGCGAATGGTGACGGCAATCTTCTGGACGCCTACGTGCCCGAACTTTGGGCGCAGGAGGGTCTGGCCATCCTCGAAGAGAACATGGTCATGGCCAGCCTCGTCCATCGTGACTTCGAGAATGCCGTTGCCAAGTTTGGTGATGTCGTGAACACTCGGAAGCCCGGCGAGTTCAAGATCAGCCGGAAAACGGACGGCACGACTCTGGTGCAGGATGACGCCATCGCCAGCAATGTGGCGGTGCCTTTGGACCAGTGGTTCTACAAGTCTTTCGTGATCCGTGATGGTGAAGGCAGCAAGTCCTTCCAGGAACTCACGAACATCTACCTCCGGCCGGCGATGCAGGCCATCGCGCGAGGCATCGACCGTTCCCTCCTGGGGCGGATTCACGCTTACCTCGGCGATCCGGCGGCTCGTGTCGGCAAGCTAGGTGGCCTCGATTCCACGACGGCTCAGGATTACGTTTTGGACGCCCGTGAGCGTCTGAACGTTAACAAGGCCCCGATGGATGGTCGTCGGTTGGTCATGGCTCCCACAGCCGAGACCGCCATGCTGAAGACTCCTATCTTCCTGAAGGCTAATGAGCGCGGCGACGGCGGGACGGCGCTGGAGAATGCGACCCTCGGCCGCGTCCTCGGCTTCGATACCTTCATGTGCCAGAACGTCAACTGCGTTCTGACTGGGACTGAGAACGAACTTTTGGCAGTCAATAGTGATGCTCAGGCGGCCGGGTACGCTGGCGACATCGACATCGTTATCACCGGTTCCGCTGGTGAGTTTCTCAACATTGCTGGTAATGACCAGCCGACCTGGATGCTTGACGCGACTACGGGCCATGTTATCCTGAATGAGCCGCTCAAGTACGGTACTGGGGCCACGGCCGTGGTTACGCATTACAAGAAGTGCGCGAACGAAGCCACGGATCGGGCCGCTGGTTACAGTAAGGCTATGACGTTCACGCATACGGCCTACAAGTACCTGCAGGTGGGCCAGTTGCTTGCCTTCGGTGCCACGCTGCTTGGCCGTCATACCTACACGATCATCGAGGTGACGGTGGTTGATTCGACTCACACCACGGTCCTCTTGGATCGGCCGTTGGAGGCAAAGGTGCTGAGTACGGCTGAAGCTTATCCCGGGCCGAAGGGTTCGCTGAACCTGGCGTTCCATCGGGACGCCTTGGCCCTGGTCACTCGCCCCCTCGCCCTCCCGGACACCCGGATGGGCGTCATGGCCGCCGTGGTCCCCTACAACGGGATCGGGATGCGCGTCTTGATGCAGTACGACATCAACGCGGGCGGCGTGGTCGTCAACTGCGACATCCTCGCGGGTGTGGCGGTTCTCGACAGCGGGCTGCTCGTGCCGGTTCTCGGCTAATCTTGCCTGAGTGAGTTCTGGTTACCTGTCCGGGATGAACCCGGACAGGTGACCTTTCTTAACCCAGTTTATGGGTGAATGGAGATGCCTTATGGACTTGCTCTTTGCGCAGGCAGCCGGTGATACGTTTATGGACATGGTTGTCCTTCTCAAACAGTACGGCCCGTTGATTCTGGTTACAGCCTTCTTCCTCTGGCAGGGTTGGGTCCGTGAATGCCGCATGACGAAGCGCATCGAGACTCTGGAAGACGGACAGCGGAAGGTTCTCATGCCGCTGGTGGAACGGTGCGCTGACGTGATCGCTCAGAACACGTTGATGATGGAGCGATTGGAGAAAGCTATGGACGGGCGATTCGAGTGTCCTCTTCGGAACAAGTGTCCTCAATCGTAGTTGGCGTGCTGCTATGACGTACCCCGCCAGCTACAACTTGAACCTGCAGATTCGGCGCGTCCTGTATGCGCTGAAGCGCCAGTATGGCGGCATGATCGACGTACACAAACTGCTGGATTCGCAGACGGATGTTCGCACGGGCCAAAAGCAGCAGACTGTCCAAGTAACACGCATTCTACGGGCTGTGATTCTGCCGGGGCACACCGCTCGGAAGGCAGTTCGCGGAATCTCTCTCATCTCGGTCAACAAGACTCTGGTGATGGGTGGCACGTATGACGCTCAAGAACGGGACTTCATCATCGAGCGTCGGGACGTGCCTGTTTTGTCGGGGCTCACGGCGGACGATTGGATCGTCTACAGCGGACGCAAGTATCAAGTTGCCGAAGTGGAGGCGTTCGAGTTCGATGTCGCATGGATCATAACGGCAAAGGAACTGGTCGGAGAGAAACCGTCTCAAGCATTTTCCGTGCAGGTGGATGACAACTTGAATCTGGTGGCATCGGTTGAGGCAGGAGTCTAAGTCATGGCACTAAAGGACTGGGCCCGTTGGATATTTGCCTCGGTGGCTGATTACCTAAAATCGGTGGCAACAGAGCGGCAGCTTCCCGTACTAGTTGAACATTTGGATGAGCGGACGGAAGCCTTCATGCAAGCTAGTGACCGGGCGGAGATTCGTATCACGGGGCCGTTCATTCAGGAGTTGAGTCGAGGTTATTGGCAGGTATTCGTCGATGTCAACGTCCTCCTGACGAGCCGTTACGATGGATCGGATGCCTACAGCATTCTGAAGCACGCCGGGGCATTTCAGGCGGCGATGGATTTGCCGATTGGGGTATGGAATTTCGGCTCGGAGCCGGGGGATTACGTTGAAGGCGATCCGACAACGCAGCACTTTCTTGGTTGCCTCGTACCGAGGCCGGGGCGCAACTCGTTAGTGCGGGTCTTGAATTTCGGGCAAATTGCCCTAGTGGACAAGATCAAACAAACGGAAGTGGACGCTCGGTACATGATGGAGTTGACTGAAGACTGACCCTTTGCCAAGTGGAGACAAACACATGGCGAGAATCGAACTGAAGAACTGCACGATTTACATTAAGGACGGCCTGGGGGCTAACCCTGCTGTCTATCCTTGCACGGCCGTTGGGAATAAAACGGCAGTGCCGGCTCCGGTGGTCGAGAATGACTCCGGTTGCCTTGTGACAAGTGTGAGTATTCCACCGGCGGTTGGTGGGTTCACACAGAAGATTCCGTTAGGTGCGCGTTTCACCATCGCCGGTGAGACGGACCCGGATGCTGTTCATATCGTGACTGGCCGCACGCAAGGCGGTGCCGGTGCAAATGCGAAACAGACGATTACGACTTCGGCAACAGGTGGCACCTTTACCTTGACGTGGGGTGGCCATACGACTTCGGCCTTGGCTTTTGATATCACGGCGGCTACTCTCAAGACAGCTTTGGTGGCGTTGGATGACGGCTACACCGTGGATGACTGGGACGTGACGCATGATGGAAGCCCGTGGGTGGTCGAGTTCAAGGGTGCTCTTGGTTTCCAGCCTCAAGCTCTTATTGTGGCCAATGGTACAAGCCTGACGCCGACGACGGAGATTACGGTTGTCACGACACAGGGAGGAGCCTTGCCGGCTACGTCTGCTGTCACCACGGCGATCACATTCATCAATACACCGCTCGGTCCCGGTAGTTACAGCACCGATGCTGTTATTACCTTCCTGCCGCAGCAGATTGAGGTCAAGATCGGTGATGGGGACCTCAAGTATTCCGAGGCGAACGCCTACACCTACGATAAGGATCGTGGGGTTCTGGATACTGTGCGTGAAGGTGACGAGACGCCTATGGACGTGAATATGAACTTCACGTTTGAGCACGTCAAAACGGGAACGGATAACGTCATCACCCCTGTTGACGCTGTGAAGGGAATCGGCGGGGCAGCCGAGTGGATTACTTCGTCCGTCGATGCCTGCGAACCGTATGCCGTGGATGTCGTGGTGGAATATGTGCCGCCTTGCGTTGGGCAATCGGAAACGTGGACGTTTCCGGATTTTCGCAGCGAGAAGCGGGACTACGACATCAAGGGTGCGACGATTGCGGTCACTGGCAAGTGCAACGTGACTGAACCGGAAATCATCCGCGGGTGACACTACTCGTAAGACGACTCCCCGGCCTTGAGGCCGGTTAGGCTGGTCTACATGGTCAGTCAAGCGGTGCCGGCAGTGCTGCCGGCACCGTCTCTTTCTTTTCCTTTAACAAGAGCTTCAACAAGAGAACCAACATGAAAATCGGTGGAATCGACCCGAAATCCTTACCGGCGGAGGAAGTGCTTGTTCTGCCGCGCGGCGATCAGCGGATCGTCATTCGCGCCCGCGGATTGGAGAACATGGAGGAGTTCAAGAGTCTCAGCCCCGAACCGGCTCCTCCAGGCAAACTGACCAAGGATGGTTGGGTGCCGGATACCGAGGATGCTGGCTACAAGAGTGTCCTGACCGAGTACAACAAGCGGCGGTTGGCGTACATGGTTGTCCACTCTTTGGAACCGAGCCAGATCGAATGGGACACCGTGAAGTTGGAAAATCCCGCGACCTGGATCAACTGGGAGGCCGACTTAAAGGCCGGCGGGTTGTCTCAGGTTGAGTGCAACCGAATCCTGGCGTTGGTCTTCGAGGCCAATTGCCTTGATGAGGCTAAACTCCAGAAGGCGCGGTCGTTTTTTCTACAAGGTCCGCCGCAGGGACCAACCACGTAGTCTGGCCGGAATACCGCACAGGGGAGTTCGCCATCTGGAAGGCGTGTGTTCGGCTGGGTATTCGGCCGCCGGATGTACCATCAAGCTGGGACGACTGCGGTGTCTTTACGCAAGCCTTGATCGTGGCGTTCGATCAGACAATGAGCCATGACGAGGAGATTGCGGCGGCGGCCTTGGCAGGGGTGCGTTTGCCCTAATGAGGTAATGATGCGGCTGTCCGCGGTGTTTCAAGTTCCACGGGTCGATTGGAATCGTTTTCGAGCCGCTCTTCATGAGCGGCTCGTGACGGCCTTGACGGATGCCACGCGACAATGGCTTCAAGCCACGGCCGTCGATCTCGTGCCAGTGTGGAGCGGGGCATCGCGGGCCACATTCTCACCTCTGGCGAGTTATGTGAACTTCGTCTTGTCGTGTACGCCTGCGGTTGGGGCCCCAAATCGAATTGACTTGGGGATCGCCAACGGTACGGGAACGTGGACAGCGGGGGAGATACCCGGCCTTTATCGCTTCATCTACAGCACGATGCTGCCGCATCTCATCATCAATGAGTATTACAACGCTAATACCTTCATCAATCCTCACACTGGCCTGCCGTATTTTCATCTGACGAATCCAGGTCCCTATCACTTCCAGGAAGCGGGTGCTAGAGCTTTTGAAGAGGTGGCCGCCAAGGTTCAGTTGCCGGGTTGGGATGCCATTTTGACTACGACAATCGTGCGTGCAGGATAGCGAGGTTACGGGATGCCTGACGACATTCGCCAAAGCCTTGAGTTCAATGCCACCCAGGCGCTTGATGAGTTAGCGCGCCTGGATAAGGCGTTCAATTCCTTTGGATCGCAACTGACGACTATTACCTCCCGTTTCGACTCTTTCAACAAAGAGGCCGGAAGCGTCGTGTCAGCGTTGAAGCAGATGGCTGCCCAAGCGGATGCGACCTTGGCTTCGCTAAACAAATTGGGAAGCGCCAATGTATCAGGCGCAGGTGCGGGTGCAGGCGTTGGCGCGAGCGGTGCGGCGAAGATGTCAAAGGATGCTCAGGAGGCGGCTCACATCTTTGACCAGACGCGCACTCCGCTGGAGCAGTACACTACTCAAGTCGCCCGCCTCGATGCGTTGAATCAGAAAGGCGCGATTAGTCAGGACACGCATACGCGGGCGCTTGAACAGGCGCGTCAGAAGCTTGACGATGCCGGGAAAGCAGCCCAGGGATTCGCGATTAGTTGGGAGACGCTGACCAGGGTGGTCGTGACTCAGGCGATTGTTCGCACAATAAGTGCCTTGCGCGATGGTATCAAAGAAGCCATTGGCGGTTTTCTGGATTTTTCAAAGCGTATCGGTGAGATTCGGGCGCTTGATCCAAGCCGCACGTTCGGTGCGATTGCAGACGATGTTCGGAAATTGTCGGATGCCTTCAATCAGCCTCTTTCGCGTGTGGCAGAGGCCCAGTATCAGACGCTTTCTGACCAGTTCGTCACGGCAGCAGATCGGGCGAACATTCTTATGGCCGCTAATATGTTAGCCAAGGTCACGGTTCAAGACCTATCTGCATCCGTGCAACTGTTGACCGGGGCATTGAATGCCTACGGTGAGTCGTCGGATATGGCGGGGTTGCGCGCGGCGCAGTTCAACCTCACGATTGACTTAGGCCGGCTGCGGACGGAGGAGTTGGGGGCCGCTTTGAGTCGGACTCAGGGTATTGCGCATGAACTTGGATTGAGCATGGAGGAACTGGATGCGTCTTTGATTGCCATTACGATTGGCGGTGTGAAGGCGAGTGAGGCCGCTACACAACTGCGCAGCATGATGGCGGCACTTCTGAAGCCTTCGGATGGTATGAAAGCGGCGTTCCAGAGTCTTAGGGTTGAGTCCGGGCAGGCTGCGGTTCAGACGTGGGGCTTCCAAGGGGCTTTGCAGCAAGTCATTAGCACGACAGACGGTGCAGCTAATTCCATCGCGAAGTTGTTTCCGAACACCCGTGCTCTGCCGGGTGCCTTGCGATTGGCAGGTAGCGGTGCGGAGAAATACAAGGAGGCGATGGACAAACTGCGTCAAGTGGACGTGGACACTTTGCGCAAGAAGGTCACGGAGTTTACTTCGACTGATGCCGAGCGATTGACGGCCGAACTCAATCGCATTAGCAACTATTTCAAGACGGAATTTGGGCGGGATGCCGTGCATTCGATTCTTGGAATCGTTGATGCCCTTGGTGGATCCGGTGGTCTGGTGCCTGTTTTGCGAATCGTTGTCGGGCAACTTGGCTCGGTGGTAGCGAGTGCGGCGGGCCTTGGGTTAGTTGGCTTAGCTTTTGCGGCCATGAAGATGCAGGCTGCGTTGGCGGGAACCGCTATCACGGGTGTGCGCGCGGGCTTGCTCGCAATTGTTGGAATCCCACTTGCTCAGTCGTTCGGCCAGTTGCTCGGCAATTGGCTCGGGCAGCGGGCGGGAGCTGCGCAGACTGCATTGCGGGAAGAGCGTGACCTGGACATCAAAGCTAATCAGGAAAAGACGGCTGCCGCTATTCGGGAGGCTGATCGGAAGAACGAGGAGATTGTACGCGGTCTACGGCGTTATTTGGCTGATGCTCAGAAAATCTATTTCCAGGACGCCGACAACTTCAAAGCGGCTATCACTATCGAGGAGAAGGTCGCCAAGTTGGCGCTTGACCGCATCATGCAGTCGCGCCAGAAAATGACCAGTGAACTGTTTGCGGCCTCTGAGACGGCGGCAAAGAAGGCCGCGGAGATTCCGGGGGAGATTGCCGGAATTCAGGCCGAGATTGCTGATCGGGCATTTCAGACGAGCATCCAGCGCTTTAACGATCCAGAGGCGCAATTTCGCGCCGTCGCCGCGAGGGCCAAAAAACTTGCGGATCAAGCGGCTAGCATCCAGGCGGGGGCGAAGGATGCTGACCAGCAGAAGATGGCTGATTCAGCTTGGCGGCGCGCCGATGGGCTGGCGAAGCAAGCGGAGCAGCTTGCTAGGCAGACAGAGGATGTGAATCTCCAGCGACAAGCCCTTGCGCTTCTTGATGAGATAGACGGGCGGCGCATAGGGTCCCTGCAGGCGCAGGCACTCTTGCAACAGAAGCTTTCTCAGGACTTGGAGGCTCGTGCCTTCCAGGCCGAGCGTCATAATGCTGAGTTAGAGCGGCAACGCGAGGCCATTGAAGCAACGTTAAGCGTGGTGGCCAAGGATGCTGAAGGAAATTTGCGGCGGAAGACGAGCGGGGAGTTGGAAGCGGATTTGGCAAAGTCCGGGGGCTTGATTGAGAAGTTCGCTGCCGACTTGAAAAAATTCGGCAAAGAGGATTTTGCTAAGACGTTCATGGGGGATACACGGGCTTTTGCGTCGATGCGTCGGGAATTGGAACGGCAGTTGACGGGCGTAAGCATCCAAACTCTTGTAGCCGCTCCCGAGGCGATTGCCAGACTAAATGAGCAATTACAGGCCGGTATCAAGGCGATACGGCTCGAAGCCCCCGTGATTGCGAAGATTGAACAGGTTACGGGTCTCGATCTTCTGGCCGATGGCCTTACGAAAGTGGTAGACGCCTATGAGAAGAAGTTGGCGGGTGCTACAGTGCGCGGATTGCAGCAGTCGCAGAATCAAAGGGATTTGGAGGCTAATCAACGGGCCGGGCAGGGAGCCTTTGACAAGTGGATGCAGGAAAGATTTGACACTTCAAATCGGCCGGGTGGTGCAGCCGAACGCATTCAGAAGGAGGCGGAACAGCATCTTGAGGCCACCTTCACGCTGCTTAAACGGCTGAATGAGGCTGAAAAGATTACGACCGAGGACATGCGGCAGCTTGACGTGCTGTTTAGTGTCGCCGACAAGGCGGCAAGCTCGGCATTCGGTCGGTTCGCGGCGGCTCGGGTCACTGAGGAACTCTCGACAATGGGTGACGCGGTGCTAAAGCGCTTCGAGTTGCTCAAGAAGCAGCAGGCTGAGGTGGAAGTCGGGAAAGGACAGCCGAGCAAGATTGAACTGGATGCGATTCAGGGCGAGATTCAAGCGCTTGGACAGAAGACGACAGCCGAGAGGAGTACAACGACAGCAGCAAAGGCGGGCGAGGAGATTGCAGCGGATACTGTTGATGTCATTGGCGATCAGACGCGGGCGGTGAATGGCACCGGTGACGCGGTTCGCCGGTTGGTTGATTATTGGCGCGATGTACGGGTTGCTGCTAAGGGGGCGGCAGCGGCTTCGGCGGCTGCGGCTTCGGCGGCTTCGGGTGGCGGTGGCGGTGACGGTGACGTTCCTTCGATGGATATCACCGGACTGGAGGACTTCTTCGACTTTGTTGCCGGCGGTGCCGTTCGGCATTTTGATCGGGGTGGTTTTGCCCCTCGCGGCGTAGACATGGTGCCTGCTATGCTTGCGCCCAACGAGTTCGTGATGAGCGCGCAGGCCACAAGGCGCTGGTACAGTCAGCTTGTGGCCATGAACGCGGGCATCGCGCCGAGTTTTCGTTCGCAGGGAGGTCAGGTTGCCAACGTCACGGTGGGTGACATTCACATCAATGAGGCTGTCGAGCCTCGTCAGACCGCACGCGAAGTTATCAAGTCCCTAAAACGGGAACTTCGGCGCGGGGTCAGTGTGTTCTAAATTCTTTCTGGAAGGGGCATATCATGCAGGATAGTGTGTCTTTGCGCGAAGTCTGCGAGTACCGTTGTGATAGGCCGCGGGCGGTGGGGGACACCTTCCGGCCGGTTGGGTGTTTTAAGGTGCAGCATTTTCGTGCTGGTAAGTTGCTGGCGGAGTTTGACGTGCCCAACGGAATCGTTGATGTGGGTTTGAATCACATCTTGGAGACAGAGTTTCACGCTGGTACGCCGATTACCACTTGGTACATCGGCCTCGTGAACAACGCTGGGTTCTCGGCATTCAATAATGCCGATATTATGTCGAGCCATGCTGGCTGGGTCGAAACGACGAATTACGATGGGGCTAATCGGCCGCAATGGACAGCAGGCACGGCGGCGGGGCGGGCGATTACCAACGCCGTTACCGCTGACTTTACGATTAGCGATACCTTGACAGTCAAGGGATTGTTCATCTGTGGTGGCACAGGAGCGGCTTCAAAAGGTGGCACGACGGGGACTTTGTGGTCGTCAGCCGCTTTTTCCTCGACGATTCCAGTCATCGACGACGACGTGTTGAAGATCACCTATGGTCTTAGTGGCTAAAGGCGGTGTGGCGATGGCACTCTTATGGATTGACGGTTTCGATGCTTACGGAACGACGCCGGGCAGTGCGCCGGCTCCGACTGGCGTGTTGGCACGTAAGTATATCGTCGTGACGTTTGAGAGTTCATTCGATGTTGAAGCCGGCCGATTGGGCGGTTATTGTCTGGAATTTGGCACCTCTGCCCAGTATTTGACGAGTCCACCACTGACAACGAATGCCACGATGGTTGTGGGCATCGCTGTCAAGTATCCATCATGGCCAAACACTGGGACCTTACTGGCTTTTATGGATGAGAATACCTTGGGCATGAATATCCGTGTCACGCCGGCTGGCGAGATCGCTGTTTATCGTGGCAGCACTCTTCTGGCGACAACGAGTGGCGCAGGATTGACGGTCGGCGGTTGGTATTACGTCGAGTTCAAAGTCGTGTGCGGTTCTAGTGGCAGTTACGAGGTGCGTATCAACGGAGTGAACAAATTGTCCGATCCTTCGGAGAATACAAAGGCTGGAACTCACGATTATCATACAGCGTTTCGTATCGGGGAGATCGCCGCTGTCTCGTTGGCGCACATGGTGGATGATTTCTATTGCTTGGATGGCTCGGGGTCGGTGAACAACGATTTTCTTGGCAACCAGAAGGTTGTCACGATCTTCCCGATTGGGGATGTCACTGGCTATACGGATTTTACGCCGAGCACCGGCGTCGATCATTATGCTCTCGTAGACGAGAATCCGATCAACAATGACACGGACTACGTGGAGTCTTCGACTGCAAATCACACCGACTTGTGGGATTATGAGGCGGTCTCGGGGCTGGGAGCCATTGCAGGAATTCAGATCAATACCCATGCTCGCGAGACGGATGCCGAGGACTTTACGTTGAAGACTGTCATCAAGTCGGGATCTACGCGGTTGCAGAATGCTGGTGAAGTGGTTAGTTCAACAACGTATAAATCATTGCGCCAGGTAAATGCGATTGATCCGGCGTCGGGCACGAATGAGCAGCAGACCGTTGCTATTGATGACGCCAGTTCCAGCGGCACCTTCACGCTGACGTACTCTGGACAGACGACGGCCGCGATTGCCTACAACGCCGATGCCGCCACCGTGAAGAGCGCCTTGGAGGCATTGTCTAATATCGAGGTCGGTGATGTTGCTGTCACGGGTGGTCCTGGTCCTGGAACGGATTGGGTGGTTGAGTTTACGGGTTTCTTAGGGTCCACTGATGTGACTCTGATGACCGGTGACGGAACGAATCTCGTCGGAGGCAGCACGACAGTTACAATCACACAGACGGTGCAGGGTATTGTGGCGGCGGCGGTGTGGGCGGTAAATAGTATCAATACTGCCCAGTTTGGGGTGAGGGTCGGCTAGTATGGTGTTGCGCGCGACTCGTCAACAGACCGAAGTGCTGGCGGCAGGCGACGGCTTGGCGCGCGTCACCCGTCAACAGGTCGAGGTCTTGGCGGCGGGCCTTGGTGCGACGCGCATCACACGACAATACGTGGAGATTCTTACTGAGTGTTTCGCGGAGGTCGTGACGGATGTTCTTGAACTAATAGATTCCGTTACGGTTGGAAAGATACTAGGTCGGCCGGTCAGCGATTCTTTGGGCCTTGTGGAATCCGTCGAGGTTCACGGTCCCATCTACATTACGATTCAGCATACCTTGGGTCTTGCGGAATCGGTGGATGGGCATCGGGCCGTGACGCACGTTACGGTTCAGGACGTGCTTGATTTCCAAGAGCGTTTTGGGCGCACGATTCCTGTCACCGTTAACCAGGTGCTTACATTCACGGAAGAAGGGGTACGCCGAAAGACGGGGATCGTCAATGACGCATTGACGCTCGTTCAGACGATCAGCGTTGGCAAAGGTGGAAGTGTCCGGGAATCTTTGGACTTGGTGCAGACAGTGAGTGCGGGTGGTGTCTATGCACGCACTATTACGGAAGACCTCGGCTTTCGTCAGGCGTGTACGTGCTGGATCGCCGGGCGGCGGTTCGACCGTCAGTACGCGCCATTCGTCGGAGATGGAGCCGTGGAGGCCCCGGACCCACCGGCTAACACACTCGTACTGCCCCACCCGGAAATCGGCGTCCGGTTTCAACTGGTTTACCCGGCGACGGGAGAGATCACGGATTCTTGCACCTTGCGTGCGCCGAATCTGGGCAACAAGGATCGGCTGCAATTCACCCGGATCAACCGGGAGACCCGAGGCGGAACGCTGGTGGTCTATGCCGATCCGATCTGGCCGAAGAGTCAAGTCCTCGTTTTGAGTTTCTCGGGCCTCGCGCGCGACGAGGGGTTGGCGTTATTGACATTCTTGGCAGCACATCTTGGGCAAGAGATTGGCTTGATCGACTGGGAATCGCGGTATTGGCAGGGCATCGTGACTACAACGACTGATCCCGTTGTCGAGGATTCCGCGGGACGGTTCACGGCGAACTTCGAGTTCGAGGGAGAATTGGACCCTGATTGGGAGCCGTAATCATGTTTCAGTTCCAAGCCCCCTATCCGTTGGTGCAGACTACGACGCTCCTGCCCGATCCCCAGTTTTCGGACCAAGAGGCTCTGGTGGACACGCTGGTTCAGAAGCGGGCGATGGATGGGACGCGGTACGTGTACGTCCAGCGTCATGGCGGTCGGCGTAAAGTGCAGTGGACCTTCAACATGACGCGCAACAAGGCCCTGGAACTACGAGCGTTCTTTCAATCCTACTTCGCCTCGCGGATTCGGGTGGTGGATCATCAGGGCCAAGTGTGGGTTGGGAACTTCATCGGTGATCCATTAGAGTTTGACACACCAGAACGGGCCGCGCCGGCGATTGCGCCGATGTCCCGTGGTGAACTCCAGGTCGTGACCGTGGAATTCGAGGGAGGAAAATTCTGATGCGCAGTGTCGGATCAGCAGGGGCAAAACTCGCTCAGAATTGCGGTACGGAATCAGTTCTGATTGTGGAGATTCAATGGGTGCCTGGCGGCGGCGTCTGTATGTACGCCGACCGCAAGATCACCAATGTCGTGCTTGGTCAACTTGTTGAGGTTGGCAGCATCGACGCCACGGTCACGGTCGAAGGTAACACAGATTCAAGCCAGATGCGTCTGGTTCTGGACGATACGGATGGGGCAATCAAGGCTCTTTGTGACCAGCACGATCTACACAAGCGGCCGGTGTGGGTCTACCAATGGTTCGAGGGTCTTAGTCTATCCGACAAATTCCTCTTGTTCAAAGGGGAGATCAACAGCCCGTTCACATGGAACGAGGGCGACCGCACTGTCAGCTTCGACGTGACCGCGCGCATCGAGGACGTGGAAGCCGGGTTCTCGATGGAGGAGGGGGACTTCCCGGTGGTCCCGCCTGATGCGTTGGGCAAGGCGTGGCCTCTGGTATTCGGCTCGGTCTGCGATGTGAAAGCGGTCCAGGTTCGGGCCCCGCGGTTCGGGATTCTGCAAACCGGCGAAGGGATTCACGACTATACCTTGGAGTCCCGTATCTGTCAGGCAAGATATATTCAGTGTCCGAATGTCCCGCTGGGTGAGACACAGGCTGTGACGCCGGAAAGTACCGTGATACCAGGTGTCGAGGGTAGTGAGGATGAACAGATGGTCTGGACCTTCGATGTGACTAAGGAGCAGAACTGGGGTCCCGATCAGTCGTGCGTCGAGGATCGGTATTTCATCATCTGCGACTTGATCTACCAGTTGGAGCAACAACAGGCATACGAGCATCCCATCTTGACGATTCAGGGCGCAAGCACCTTGTTTCCACAAGGCGAGCGCCTGGTGTTGAATATCGAAGGGGGTAAGTTTACAGGGACCTTCAGTGGCGACGTGTTCACGATTGTGGGCCGCGAGCATCCGGACTATGCCGTCAATTCGCCGGGGACCTGCCGTTTGATTGACGACCGTAGTTTCCAAGTGAAGGCTACGCGCGGCGGCTGTGCTTGGACGGCTACCGAGGCAGGTACGGCATGGTACGAGGAGAGTACGCTTACCGCCAATCCTCAAGAGATTGCTGACTATTGCAATGCTGAGATTCAACGTTGTCAAAAGTTGCAGACAGTAGGCGGGCCGGTGGAATCACGGAAGGCGTATGACGATATGCCTACTGCCTCATTCTTCTGGGCCCGGGCGGGGAGTAAGGTCTTCCTGGAGTCCGAGGTGGAGGTCCTCTTCATCGTCAACCTGCTGCCTTGTACCATCACGCGCGTGGCGGCCATGAAGCAGACGGCCTTCGGGTTGAAGCTGATGACGGTGCCGGCAGCGTATTACACGATCTACGAGACAGACTACGACGGGTACACGGTGACTGAGATCGGCATGGCTAAGCCGCTCAGTCAGCGATCCGAGGTGGTCACGAACCCGGACGGGACCAAGCACGTGGAGCCGTCGAAGTGGTCGGACGACCTCTACGTCACGGTCACCTCATCCGTGGGGCCGAACCCGGTGGACATCATCACCTGGCTGATCGGCAAGTACACGTCGTTGAGCATTGACAGCGCCTCGTTCGCCCATGTGCGGACGATGCTGACGAAGTACCCGGCGAACTTCGCCCTTCTGGCGCGCAAGAACGTGATGGAATTGATCGCGGACATCGCCGTCCAGAGCCGCTGCGTGGTCTACGTCCGCAACGACGTGGTGTACTTGAAGTATTTCTCGGAAGAGCCGGATTCGTTGGCGACGATTGCTGTCGGCGATGTGCTTGTCAATACGCTTCGGGTGAGTTTGTCGAGCACTGATGAACTGGCCACGAAGCATGTTGTCACCTGGAAACGGAGTGAGTCGGAGGGCGACTTGAAGATCGTTCTCAAGCATAACGTCGCCAAGTACGGGACGCGGGAAAAGACCCATGATTACTACACGTTGAACATCTTCGACAATGTGTTGAAGAGTGCAACTTTTTGGGCTATTCGGGACGCCAATGCCTGGAAGATCGTGGAGTTCAGTACGCCGCTGAAGCACTTAGCCTTAGAGGTATTTGACTGTGTGACGCTGGACTTGCCTGGCGTGGCCTCGACTAAGGCGGTGATTACGGCCGCAAAGTATGACGTGGGGAATCAGCAGATCGACTTTACGTGTTGGACGCCAATTCGCGCGGGCGAGATGGCACCCTATATTCATGCCTGGCCTGCCTTGATTCCGGCTGGGACGATCTTTCCCACGGCCGAGGAGCGGACGGCAGGTTTGGGCTACAACTTCACGGTGGCTCCGCCTGAAGGGCATCTTCTGTATGCAGTGGCTCCGGACGACGGGCAACCTAAACTGGTCTTGACCGCTGGTGATTCGCATCCGTCCGATTTGGACGACGTGCTGGAAACGTGTTTCTGCCCAACGACGGATGACGCCTACGTCGAAGAGCGCGACCCTGTTTTTGAAGCTTTGAAGAAAGCAGAGAAGGCAAATCGTGACGCCATGCAATCTAAAATGGACGCAGGTGCAGGCGGTAAAAAGGATCAGGATAAAAAGCCGCGAAAAATATGCGGGGAGAGTGTGTATAATGGTGGTTGCCTTTATGAGGTAACTGTAGGCTATCTAACGGTTCTGACAACGAATAAGGGTTGCAGTGGTAAATGTGGCGATGGATTTTCGACGTGCGGGGCGGGCTGCACTGGTTTGGTTTGTACCTCTAACTATACGTCGTGGTGTCAGACATTTACTGACTTATTTAGTGCCTTAGAATTCGCATACCACATGCGTGAAGCAGTGCAACAACATATTTATAAATGTCCTTTTGGCCCCGTTATTTGGGGTCATTATTTGGAGACATTTCCGAGTATAGTTAGTGGACCTGTCGCACATCCCGATTCCGATCCGAAGGCTGCTCCTTGTGAAACGGTGCCAGGGGACCAGATGAAACCTAACAAAGGTGAGAACTACAGGGTGAGCAGGCCGACTTTGATGTAGGAGAAAGAGGATGATTGCATTGTGTAAGCGGTGCAACGTGATTCATAAACGCCATTTAGGTGAACAGATTGTAATTTATCGGTGCGCGAATCCGGCGGCAAGTCAGTTTACGCAGAATGTGAATTTGGAACAGTGCCTCCAATGTCCTCACTATCAACCGGTTGTTGAGGTTGTACCCCGGGTTCCGAGTCTACCGCGTCGGATACTGACTTGGGCTGAAGCTACCGTAGAATGGGTTGCTCAAGGCCGACCTGAGCGGTCGGATGAGGAGGTCGCTCGTCTCCATGCGACCTTCTGTGCTTCGTCGCCGCCATGTCGATGGTACGACGTGAACAAACAACGTTGCCAGGGCTGTGGCTGCAAAGTCACGGCTAACGGGCCGGCGATCTTCAACAAGATTAAGATGGCCACTCAACACTGTCCCCGTAATCTGTGGTAGGAGTTTAATGGCGCATTTCATCCCGGTAGACGGCCCTGTGGGGTCGGAAGAGGCGTATGGTGAGTTGGTGCTGCGGAGTTTCCCCAGCGGATGTTTGATGGCCTTTGAGCGCTTGGAGGATGGGCGACAGATTCTTAGTCGTTTGGACGTGACCGAGATCAACGCGACCGCTACGGAGATGGCTGATGGAAGAACGATTTACGGAGATGCGGTTTTGTTTTCAGGTAGTGAACTTTAAGTAAACGTGGGAGGGGCAGCAATGGCAAAGAAGTGGATTCAAGGCGCGATCCAGCATCCTGGCGCGTTGACTCGGAAGGCGAAGGCCGCGGGTGTGTCGGTGGCGGAGTTCATGGCGCATCCGCCCAAGGGGATCAGTACGACAACGAAGCGTCAGATCAACTTGGCGAAGACGCTCAAGGGTCTTAATCGAGGCAGGCGGGCGAAGTAAGGCAGAATGCGGCAAGTGCGGCGTGAGTGCCCAGTCGGGTTCATCCCGTCTGGGCACTTCGTTCTTCTAAGGGAGGTGTTTTATGGAAAGCGCTTTTGCCTGGCTAGGTCAGCTATTCGAGACACTCTACAAGTTCATTCCTCATATTCTCATCATCAGGGCCACCCACGGCGGGGTGAAATGGGCGCGGGGGAAACACATCAAGGCCCTCGCTCCCGGGCTGCATGTCTGGTGGCCCATTACGACCGAGGTGGAGGTCGTGGTGACTGCGCGCCAAACGCTCGCCATTCCCGATCAGGTCATGGCCACGAAGGACGGTAAGAAGGTGGTCGTCAAAACCCTCGTGGTCTATCGGATTCCCGACGTGGTGCGGGCCATCGGGAAACTCAATTGGGACGTTGATACCACGATCAACGATCTCACGCAATCGGCCGTGGCCCGCGTGATCGCCACGCATACCCACGACGAGATCATGGCGGGGATCAGGGATGAGTCCCTGACCAGGACGCTGACTAAAGAGACCCGCCGCGAATTGCGGCAGTTCGGCGTCCACGTCACCCGCTGCAAGCTGGTGGACTTTGCAGACTGCAAGGTCTTCAAGCTGCTCACGTCCCAGGCAGATCGGCAGGGATTGGCTACCCACCAGCTTTACTCGTAGCCGCCCACAACCGGCCAGTGGCAGGAGAGTAGCAGGAGAGTCAGAACATCCTCAGCAACGTGCGATACACCTCGGCCTCGGCGATGCAGTCGGCCAGGGCGTCATGGGGGTTGGTGTTGACGATGCTTAGCTTCCGGCACATGGACCCCAGGGCGACTGAGGTGAAATGTACGGGTTCGCCTGCAAAGGCCGCCTTGTCGTTGAGGCCGATGGCGTAGAGCATGGAGTCGCGGGCGTGGCTGTGGAAGAGTTCATCGACGGCTGCCACGCCCAGCCATGACTTCAAGAACGCCGACTCGAAGGCCCAGTTGTGGGCCAGCGGCACCAGGGCCCGCCGAAGGGGCAGGCGCAGCCTCTCGACCCACTCCCGGAACCAGTCCTCGACCCGCTCGGCCTCCGGGGCGTGGAGTAGCAATTCCGTCATCGGAATCTTGTGCTTGTGCTTGGCTCCTACCGACTCCCGCTCCGGGTGTTTGGGCCGCATGTGGGTGTAGAACGGCCGCACACCTGCGAGAGGCTTGATGTCGGAGTCTAGTGGCAAGACTGCGATCTGAATGATCTCATGGTAGCCTGGCCGAGTGCCAGTGGTTTCTAGGTCCACTGCAGCGAGCAGGTGGCCGGCTAGCTGAACGAGACCAGGGTAAATGACTAGCGGCCCTGGAGCTTCTTGGGTGATGGTTGTAGATTCAGGTTCAGCCACGGTTCTTCCTTTGGAGTTTGCGAGTCTTGCGAGCCGGCTTACGGGCGGTGTAGCGGGGCATGTTGTTGAGTTCGGCTGGTAGCACGCCGCGTTCGATCATCTCCTCGTAATGAATCAAGGCCATTGCGTTGAAGAGGATCGCTGCCAGATGATCTTCTTCACGGAGGCCCTGCTGGTAGCGCATTACGTGGCGCTTGAGTGAGGCGATACAGCGGGAGAATGGCATCCCTGCTTCCCAATTGCGTTCGGCGTACTTCGCTGCTCCCATGCGGAGCCAGTGGCCTAAACGGTCTTCGGCGAACGGGGAGATCAGATCGGGGCGGGGCTTATCGTCGGCGGCGTCGCGCATCGCCATGCCCTTGCCGAAGGACTGTCGCTTGCCGCTGTCGCTCATGCTGTACTTACTCATGGTTCTCTTCTCCAGGTTTCATGGTGAGATTTGAGACATAGCGCTTGTTGCCTGTGCCAGCGATGGTTTCGTGACGAATTGGCAGGTCTTTGCTGACTCGGTTCTTTGGCCAGGCGGCTTTTTCTTCGACGGGAAGCCACTGCTGAAAGCGGTCGTAAAAGTCACCAAAGAGGGTGTGCTGCTCTGGGGCTCTTTCACAATAGGTCTCAATGAACCGTTCTAACGCTGTTCGGTTCAGTTCCTCGGCGTTGAGTTTGCTAGTAGTCGTTACGACCGGGAGCCGCAAACGTCCTCGTGACGGCGGCAAGTCAAGACTCATCAACGTGTGCATGAAGTGTGCGGCCTCTTCCTCCAATTTCAATAGGAGTGTTGGCTTGGCGATTTCTTGATCGGGCAGCAAATCGGGGACGTAGATCATGGTGATGCGCGTGTCGCCGGGAAAGATTGGACAGTTCTGGCGGAAGTTGGCTGTATGGACCCAGTGGGTCATGTTCGGTTGCTCAAAACTGTCGTGCCGCATCTTGCGGATTGAGAGGGTACGACCGGTGACCCATTCTTTGATTCGGGCGTGGGCCCCAGGGCATTTGGAGATGTCCACTTCTTCTACCGCGCAGATGATCGCCCCCGCGAGTTCGCCGTTGAATCCGTCACGGCCGGTGAGCGGCCGGTCGGCTTTGACCACGCCCTTCGTGACGAGGAGTTGCAGGGCCTCGTAGAAAATGCTTTTCCCGCTATTCTCGGGGCCGAACATGAAGAGGTAGGGGGCTGGCTCAAAGGGATCACGGAAGGAGCAGGCGATCCAGCGACGAAGATAATCAGCACCAGTGCGGATGTTGTCTTCTGCCGCCCATGTGAGGTCTCGAAGAGCGGGCGTGAGTTCGAGGCCGATATGGTCGAGGATCAAATCCCAGTGCGGGTGCCGCGGAGCCTCGTCGTCTGACAGATCGGCTGGCTGAAAGCGGAATTGTGGGGCGTCGATGTTCCATTGCCGGCCGCCCGGGTACTCTTCGCGGAAGGGAAGGTTGACCAGTCGCCAGCCGCGGCCAATGGAGGTTCCCATGATTTCCTCGGCAATTGTCTTGGGGTTGCCAAGGCTTTGTAGTAGCATCTTGATGTTGCCGCCTGGCTGTCGTACCCATTCCTTGCTCTTCTTGGCGACCCAGCCGGCGTGCTCGATGGCAGCGGTCTCCAAGGCCCGGATGATTCCGTCGTACTCGGTGAAATCGTCTTCGTTTTCGGGTCCCGCCTTGGTGGTAAAAATCCTGACATACTTGGTTCGTTTTTCGTCCCAGCCGGGTAGCGACGGGTCAGTCTTTTTGCGCTCGATCTCAACGATGAGTCTTCCGTCCTTGTGAGATTTGAGAGTCACCTTTCGGTCGGCGGCGAGAGCGGCGTCAATCTGGAGTTCTTGCCCCAGGCTGCGGGCTGCCTTGATGGCGTCTTCGGCTGAAGAGAAGATGTAGCCGCCTTCCTCCTTTTCGATTCCACCGAACAGTGTGCAAGCGGTCTTCAGGTCGAGGCAGCGGTTGAAGTAACAAGTGGTCCATCCCTGGCCGTCCTGGGTCCAGGTATCGGCCTCGTTGATTCCTGGTGAGAAACGGTAGACTCGCCAAGCGCCTTCTGGCAACGGAAAGAGAAAGCAGTTGGGGGTGCCCGGGTCCTTACCTTCGGAGAGCGTTTTGAAGATGCCGGTCAGCTTCAATTCCTTGCCCTCGGGACTTTCTAGTAGGTCCTGAATGGCCTTGGTGTGGCTTTGCAGCAAGTGGTGGTCGGCAATCCAGAGCGTGGTATAGCCGGAGCGCATTAGGGCCTCGATCTGGGCCTTGTGGCTGTCGTCGAGGGGAGTGATCTTGCGGCTGGAGGTTAGGGCCTCGAAGGGGTCTTGGTCATCTTCGGCAATCTGGTTGATGCGGACCTTGTTGCGGCGGCGCTTGACTACTTCGATATGATCTCGCCAGTTGTGCGGTAGGTCGGCTAAAGCCAGATGCTTCTCGGCCGGCTTGAGGATGGCGAGCCCTTGGTTCTCGGGTGTCATCTTCCGGTGCCAAATCCACATCACGTGGCCGCAAGCGTCGATCTGCGAGGCGAAGTCGAAACCAGTGTCGCCGGACATCATGCCCAGGATGCAGCGGGCCAGGGCGGCGTGCTCGGTGTGGTTCTCGGTGGGAATGCCGTCGTCGGCAAAGTAGACGTAGAGGTGGATGCCTCCGCCCCCGGTACTCTTGCGGACTTCGACGTAGGGTAAGGCGCAGGCGGCCTGCTTGACTCTCTCCAGTTGGTCGTCGTCGATGCCGATGCCCTTGGCATGGTTCGTGATGGCGTCGAAGTCAAAACCGCACCAGCAGGACCGCTTCGTGGTCCAGCGCCAGCCGGTCATGCCGATGCCTTCGGCGTGTAGGTCGAGCGGAAAGCGCAATTCGTAATCGTTCCACGTAGGGTCGGTGGCAGCGTTCTTGGGGATGCGGATGTTGAACCATTCGTTGATGCCATCGGACCAGGTGGTCCGTTTGCCTGCCACAGGTTCTCCGTCGCCGACAGCGACGTTCAATTGGGTCTCCATCTCGGTGGACCAGCGCGCTACAAGATCGGTATTGGCGGCCGTTTTGCGAGCGCGGAGAAAGGCGTGGAAGGCTTCGCTGGCTTTGGGCACAGAAGTCATCCTACAAGAGCGATATGGCCGCGTCTGAGTGTCGCAGGCCAAAGAGTCGGTGAAGGCGTGAATGTTGAGCGTTTATACGCTACGAACATCCGTTGCTGTCGAGTTGCAGATAGTCACCTATACAAGACTCCCAAAAGCTGGGATTTTTCGGACTATTTTGGAAAAAACGCGAGTTTTGGGAGTCTTGTATAGGTGTTATGCAAGACGCCGATGCAACGATGCCCGATGAAATCCGAGAGTTATCTCTGGAGCAGATTGTCGAACCGTGGGTGATCCTGCGGACTATCGACCGCGAGGCCGTCGAGTATTTGGAACTTCGTGACTCGCTGGCCGACAAGGGCCTTCTCAATTCCATCTGCGTGCGACCTTCGACACGGATGCCGGGCAAGATGGAGGTCGTCGATGGGCTGCGCCGCTTCACGGCGGCCCGGGACCTGCAATTGCCGTCCTTGTCGAGCATCATCAAGTTCAACCTTACGGACGACGATGTTCTGGCAATCCAGATTCAGGCGAATGCCTTGCGGGCCGAGACCACGCCGGTCGAGTACGCTCGGCAGTTGAAAAGGATCATGGCCACTCGCCCCGGGATGACGGTTGCCCAATTGAGCAACCTGGTCCACAAGAATACGGATTGGATCAGCGCTCAGTTGGGGCTACTTGGTTTGCGCCGTGATGTACAGAAAGCCGTGGAACGAGGCGAAATTCCCTTGGGCTCGGCCTACGTTTTGGCACGAGTGCCGCGGACTCGACAAGGCCAATTCATAGATTTGGCAAGGACAGTCACCATCAAGGAATTCGCAGGAATTGTCGCTCCGGTGATTAAGGCCATCAAGGAAGCGGCGCGGCAAGGAAAGCTGACCGATTTCTATATGGACGTACAGCCACACGCTTATCTGCGCAGCCTCAAGGACATCCAAACGGAGTACGAAGGTCATTATCTGGGCGGCCTAATGGTGGCTCAGGCTATTTGCCGGACGCCGCTGGATGCTTGGTATCTAGCGCTGCAATGGGTCTTGAACTTAGATAGTGAGAGCATTGGCATCCGGCGGGAGAAAATGGCTGCGCAACTTCGCACAAAGGTGTTAACTCGGGAGGAAGAGCCATGTAGTACAACCAGCGACAACGACCATGACAGCGACGACGACGACGACGACGACGACGACGACGACGACGACGATTAACGAGTTTCCTTCATCCTTGAGCCTGCAACATGCGAGGTAACAATGTCTGAGAACGCTTTGGTTCCCGTCAATTTCGAGCAGCTTCCCTCCACCCAGATCGGCACTGATGACCAGTTCGCGGAACTCGCCAAGGGCGGCGACTACATCGGCCGAATCCAACTGTACACCAAGAGTAAGGCGAACATCGAGGGTCTCATTCCGACTGGTCACTATGGCATCCCGGAGTCGGAGAAAGAGATCATCGACCTGGGCGCGAGCGTGGACTTGATTCCGTTGGCGCGCCGGCCGAAGGCCATCGACATGACCGACATGGAAGCCTTGGTCATCAGCTACGACATGGAATCGGACGTGTTCAAGTCGATCGCCGAACGCTCGACGCAAACCAACTCGCACTGCCAATTCGGGCCGTCGTTCTTGGTCTTCGAGCGTTCCACCTGCCGTTTCTTGGAGTTCTTCTGCGGTAACAAGTCGAGTCGCATCGAAGCCAAGAAGCTCTTCCCCTTCCTACCGCTTTCGGAAGCGGACATCAAGGCCAAGGCGGCGGCTGGCAACGATGTGACTGACCTGAAGCCGCATGGCCCGATCCTCGTCACGTTGAAGACGAAGGTGGCCGAGAACCGCAAAGGCATCTGGCACGCTCCGGTCGTGCTGCCGTGTGGTTCGCTGTTTACTAAGGTGCCGACGCAGGAGCGCGTTGTGCGGGAAATTCAACGGTTCCTTGCACCCAAGGACAACGGTGTCGAGAAGGTCGAAGCGGACCCGAACGCCCGCGACCGCTAGTTCCCCGGCCCTGTCAGGCATTTCGCCGGAGGCGGCCGTGGCGACTGCCTCCGGCATTCTTCCTTTTCTCTCTGATGCTCATCTGACTGCGTGGTGGCGTTCGCGGCCGGCATCTGGACCTGTTACGTCTTTAGCAAACTGTGTGATTATGATTCCGGACGCCGTACTGATTCAGGTCCCGAGCATCGACTTCCGAACCTTCATTGGCTTGAGTCATAAGGTTTTGGGTCGGTCGCCGTCCACTTCCGCGGATGCCTGCCGGCGGGAGTTGTCGGATGCTGAGCGTTTTTTGACTTGCCTGGCAGCCTTCCGCGATGAGCGCGCACCAGTAGGGCTAGCGCCCCACCTCTTGAAGCACGTGTCTTTCAGTGCTTTCGTCGGGGCCGACGACCGGGACATGCTCGACATCCTTCAACTCTGCGCGGGGATGCCGTTCGTGGTCACGGATACCATCGTGCGCGGCGTCCAGGCGGCCGTCGTCACGGGCACTTTGTCTCAATGGCGAGACGCTATTATCGCTGGCTGCAGCAATAGCGTCGAGTCCACGGTACGGCACTGTTTCAACAAGTTGCATGGTCTCTTCGTGGCGGCGGGTCTGAATGCCTGGGGCGACTTCCAAACGCGGTGGGTTCCGGATCAGACCACGTTTTTGCTGCTGGACGACAAACGCAGCCGGTAGTCGTTAGCTAGTTTGGCACGTATCTTTCCTCTTCGAGTTCACGCATGGTGCCCTTCTATCAACAAGGCGACATTTCGCTGTACAATGGCGATCTTCGTGCGGTGCTGCCGGAGCTTCCCGAGGCGTCGGTGGATTTCGTCTGCAGCGATCCTCCCTACGGCCTGTCGTTCATGGAGCGCAATTGGGACCACGAGGTCCCGGGACCCGAGTATTGGCGGGCGATCGCCCGCGTCTGCAAGCCCGGAGCCGTCCTTGCGGCTTTTGGCGGGCCACGGACCTATCATCGCTTGACATGTGCCATCGAGTATGCCGGCTGGAAAATCCGCGACTGTCTGATGTGGCTCTATGGGCAAGGGATGCCGAAGTGCGGCGACATCGGCAAGTTGATTGACACGTCGAAGGGCGCAGAGCGTCAGGTCGTTGGCGACAAGTTGGATCGTCCGGGTTATCACTTGCATGAAGGCAAGGGAGGTGGATGCTACGGCGATGGAGATGGGTTACATGCCCCTGGCACGGATGCAAGATTGCGAGCGGCGCAGATCACGGCCCCGGCTACACCCGAGGCCACGGTCTGGACTGGTTGGGCAATGGCCCTCAAACCGGCGTGGGAGCCGATCATCTTGGCGATGAGGCCGATGGACGGAACGATTGCCCACAATGCCCTGATCTGGGGCGTGGCGGGCCTGAACATAGAGGCCAGCCGGATCGGCACCGAGAGCACGGTGCGCACCCGTGGCGATAGCGTCACGAAGGCTGGCTGGGCGAGTACAAACCGGTCGCCTGTGGGTGGTTCGGAGTGCGGACGTTGGCCAGCGAATCTTCTGCTGGATGAAGTGGCCGCCGCTCAGTTGGACGCCCAGACTGGGACGCTGACGAGTGGCACGAACTGCGTTCGCCGTAAAACACCGTCTTTCCTCGAACATGCTGGGGCCGGGAAACCGGGCGACGTTCAGGTCACCTATGGGGATTCTGGCGGAGCCAGTCGGTTCTTCTATTGTGGCAAGGCCGCTGGCACTGAACGTAACGCGGGTCTGGATGATTTCTTCTGGCATCAATCCGACCGAAAGAATGACTGGCAACGTATTCCGCAGGCGGACTACGACCGGTTGATCGCCGAGAATGACGCCGCTAAGGCGGCCGGGAAGCGCCCGTCCCACGTCGTCAGCCAGGGGAATATCCATCCGACCGTGAAGCCCCTGGACCTGATGTGCTATCTACTTACACTTCTTTCGACCCCTGATGGTGGGGTGATTCTGGACCCGTTTGCCGGCAGTGGCACTACGTTGTTGGCTGCCCAACGGCTCGGGCGGCCGTGCATCGGGGTGGAGTTGAGTAAGGAAAACTGCGAAATCGCAGCGGCTCGACTCGGAATTTGAGGATTGTGTCCGACGTACAGGTTAGAGGCATTGACCCGATATGACTGTCGAACAAGTAAAGATGACCGTTCGCACGTCCAGCGGCACACTGATTCGTGTGCCCTCGACGCTGGAATATCGGGATGGGCGCATCCGTTTTCTCAAATCCCCCTTCGCCCTCAAGGATGAGATCAAGGCTATGCAGGGATCGCGTTGGCATGGCTACGAGGAAGAGAACCCCGAGAAAATCTGGTCGGTTGATGACTGCCAGCGTAATCGTTTCCAGCTTGCGTTTCTTTGCGGCGAGAAGGTTTATGCGTGGTTCGATCGGCCGGTGGTTCATCACGAGTACCGAACGTATTACCTCAACGGTGTGCAGACGGACCCGATGCCCCATCAGTTCGACATGGCGGACGGCGGGCTGACGTATCACTATCATATTTTCGCCGCTGAGATGGGGACGGGAAAGACCCTTTCCGCCCAGATGGTGATTGAGAACTCGGGCGTCGATCTGGTGTGGTGGGTTGGTCCTAAGACGAGCCTTCCGAACATGCAGCGCGAGTTCCGCATGTGGGGATTCCCCTTCGACCGGATCAAGGTCGTCTGGCTCACTTACGAGGGCCTGGTTCGCGTGATGGACGAGTGGGATGGTTCGCAATCGCTGCCCAGGCTTTTCGTGATCGATGAATCAAGTCGCTGCAAGAACTGCACGTCGCAGCGCTCGAAAGCCTGCCAGAAGCTCGCCGATTTAATCCGCGAAAAGTATGGACTGGAGGGCGGCTACGTGATTGAGATGTCGGGGACACCGGCTCCGAAGCGGCCTGTGGATTGGTGGAGCCAGTGTGAAATTGCCTGGCCAGGCTTCTTGCGGGAAGGCAGTCCAAAGGCGATGGAAGAACGGCTGGCTTTCATGGTCCTGGGGTCCTATGACGGCGGGGTCTACAAGACGCGCACAGGCTGGAAGGATGATGAAGCCAAGTGCGGCATCTGTGGCCAGACTCGGGATGCGGGGCCCCACGCCCTGACTGAGTGTGATGATCCTGAGATGTACCATCTCTACGAGGTGAGCAAGAACGAGGTTGCTTATCTGTATAAACGCCTCAAAGGATTGGTCATCATTAAGCCCAAGAAAGACTGCTTGAACCTGCCGGATAAGCGATATCGGCGGATCATCTGCCGGCCATCCGCGAGTGCGTTGCGGGTCGCTGAGGCTGTTGTCGCGGCTGCACCCAATGCGATTACGGGACTGACGCTGTTGCGCGAACTCAGTGACGGCTTCCAATATCATGAAGTATCCGATGGCATGACCCGCTGTACGCACTGTTCCGATGGGACCGTGGCGGAATGGCGCGATCCCGATGATCCGGCGGCCCGCTATGGAGCCATCGGGATGTTAGAACCGGAACTAGTTGCTCGATTGACCAAACATACGCAACCTTGTCCGGTGTGTCAGGGCACGCGGGAAGTCGTCAAGCGAGTGCGTGTTGCCCGCGAGGTGCCTTGTCCGAAGGATACTGCACTCAAGATGCTTCTGGACGAGAACGAGGAGACTGGCCGCTTGGTGGTTTGGGCCGGCTTCACGGGTTCCATCGACCGAATCGTCAGGCTGTGTTTGACGCAGAAATGGAACGTCGTGCGCTGCGATGGCGGCAACTATCAGGTTTTTGCGGCCCGTAGTGAAGGGAACGACGGTGAACTCGTCATTGACGAAGAGCCTCTGGATTATTGGAACAATTTGGCCGATCACGGGCGAGTAGCGTTCGTGTCTAATCCCGAGTCTGGCGGTATGAGTCTGTCCCTGACGGCGGCCCGAATGGCAGTCTATTGGAGCAACTCTTGGAAGCCAGAGTATCGCAGCCAATCGGAAGACCGCATCCATCGGAAGGGCATGGATGAGAATCTTGGTTGTACCATCGTGGATTTGCTTCACCTGCCGAGTGATCTACGTGTCTTGGACGTTCTTCGGGCCAATCGTCGTCTGGAACTAATGACGATGGGTGAAATTCTCGAAGGTGTCAATTGGAAGGATGCCGGCGGCGAGGGTGAAATACAGATTGAGGAATCGGTGCCGTGAATCGTGTGACGTGTGACATTCTTCTGTATGCGGGAAAGTGGTCGCCGCGCATCCGACGATCTTTGCCTGCGAGTTTGGTACATGCGATTCAAGGTGCCTTGGAAGTCGAGGCAACGAATTGTCGTGACTCGATGGACGATGATTCGTGCGTCCAGGTAACTGTGACGTATTGCGGCGATAGCGAGTATATCCGGGACGCGATTCATGAGCGTCTTTTGTACTATCTGTGTCCGCAATATGACAGCCAAGTAGAGGTTGCGATTGCGTATGAACAACCGGACCCGTTTGGGGACTTGAGTGACGTTTTGTGACGTGCATTTGATGATTGCGTTTTAACCCTTTCACCTTTGGAGTACGCATCATGAAGTACGTGCTGTTGGTCTTGACCCTGATCGCCCTGGCCGCTGGTCCGGCGGTTGCCAGCGTCCCTGATGAGTTGCAGCGCGTAAGCGTCACCATCAAGGCCGGCAGTGCCCAGGGGTCGGGCACACTTGTTACCCGCAAGATCGGCGAGGACACCGTGACGTTTGTGTGGACGGCCGCACATGTTGTCGAGAATCTTCGTACCACACGCACGGTCGTTACGCCGCAAGGCACACCGCGAGTGCTCATCGAGTACAAGGACCCCGAGATCGTTCAGGAGCGGCAACAAGACGGCCGCCGCGTGGGCGAAGTGAAGTACGACTGCAAGGTCATCAAGGTTAGCGATGCCGATTACGGTGAAGACTTGGCTCTGCTTATGGTCCGCTGCAAGAGCGTGTATCCGTTGAGCGCCTCGGCCAAGTTCCACAAGGACTTGAATTACCTTCCGCCTATCGGCGTCGAGTTGAGCCATTGCGGTAGTCTGCTCGGCCAGTTTGGAGCCAATAGCTATACTACTGGCGTGCTTAGTCAGACGGGGCGAACTTTGCCGATGAAGGGAGCCACGGTCAAGGTTTTCGATCAGGTGACGGCCGTTGCCTTCCCGGGAAGCTCCGGTGGCGGCATGTTTCTCAAGGAGAACGGCGAATACATCGGGATGCTCACTCAAGGCGTGATGAAGCTGCAAGGCTTCAACTTCATCGTTCCGGTGCGGCGCATTCACGCCTGGTCAAAGACCGCCAAGATTGAATGGGCGATGAATCCCAACGTGCCTATGCCGAACTTGGAGGAGATTGACAAGATTCCGGTCGAGGATGCCGGCCAGTCGCCGGGCGGCTATCCGCAGCGGAATCTGGCTGGCGGCCCAGATGAAGGTGCTCCGGCCTTCAAACCGCCGTTCGACTTCGACAGCGCCATCAATTGGGTTGGGAAGTACATGGACGGTTTCTTTGGCCGCATTCGTCGGCCTTGAGTCGGTCTTCTGGGAACTCTGCCTCTTATGACCGACTGTATGCGCCGGGTGGCGACGGGGCAGCGCCATCCGGCCTCTTTTACATCTTCTTCTCGGCGAAGGTAATACGATCATGAAGCTGACAAAGAAGCGCGTTGCAAAGATCAAAATGGTCATTGCCGAGGGTGTCAAGCAGCCTGAGATCGCCAGGCGATTTCGGGTCAGCCGCTCTACTGTGTCGGACATTACTACGGGGCGTATTCATAAGGATGTGCCGTGGCCCAACGACGAACCACCGACACCGAAGCGGGCGGGCGGTCAGCACAAAAGCATTCCTGATTATGATCCGACCGATGAGCGCGTCTTGGCACTGGAGGCCGAACTCGTTCATGTGACTGAGGAGCGTAATCGGGAGCGGCAGAAGGTCAAGGCGAGTGCAAAGATCACTGGCCTCTTTCGGGCGGTTGTGGCTGAAATGGATCAGCGAGTCAAGCCTTTTGCAGCGCTGCCTCCGGCCTTTGAGTACCGTCGTAAGGCCCAGATCGTCGAGCACTGTGTCATGCACCTTTCTGACGGCCACCACGATCAGGTCGTGCGGCCCGAGGAGGTCGGTGGCCTGGAAGACTACAACTTCCCGGTTTCTTGCGCCCGTGCCGAACGGTATGTCAATACCGTGGTCGAATGGACACAAGACACGTTGGCCCCGAAGTTCTACTTTCCTACTCTCTGGATTCTGGCCTACGGGGATTACACCAGCGGTGAAATTCATAGGGCGTGTGAGCGGAGCTACTATCGTAATCAGTTTCGCAACTGTTTGGCTATTGGACAGCTTCATGCCTTGATGTACCGCGACTTGGCCGCCCATTTCGAGGAGGTTAACATCCTTTACTTGGCCGGCAATCACGGTCGGCGGACGCCAAAGAAGGACTACCTTGGGGCCAATGACAATTGGGACTACCTTGTTGGCGAGGTGGCCCGATTGCATTGTCGGGGGTTAGAGAACGTCCATTTCTCCATCCCCGATGCGTGGAGCGCCAACGTCAACATCAATGGCGTCGGCTTCAATGTCGCCCACGGCGACGATTGCCGGAGTAGCTTGGGCATCCCTTGGTATGGCATGGTTCGCCGGCAGAAGGGGCTCATCGCCTTGGGGGCGGCGGCTGGTGCCCAACGGTGCCGCTATTTCTGCGTCGGCCATCATCATGCGTCCAGCACGTTGGCAGATGTGGATGGTGAATTGTTGATTAACGGCTCGTGGGTCGGAACGGATGCCTTTGCCTACAACTCGCTTTCTGGCTACCGCGAGCCTTCCCAGTGGCTTCACGGTGTCAATCCGAAGCATGGGATCACCTGGCGGTTGAACTGCAAACTGCGTCACGAGAACGAGAAGTCCGGCCCCAAGCGCTATCTGATCGACGGCGGGCGCGACGTGGGGCCGCTGAAGAACTAGGAGGCGGCAATGCCGATTCATCGCACCACCAAGAACGGGCAACCGGCCTTGCAGTATGGCACTCACGGTGCCAAGTACGTCTACAAAGCCGGCAACAAGACGAGCCGGGAGGCGGCCCGCCAGAAGTGCATCAAGCAGGCGCTTGCCATCCAGCGACGAAGCGGCGTGCCTGCGGACCTGTGAAAGGGGATCACATGGCGAGGAAATCAACGAGGAAGCGCGCAGCGGTGCCAGCAGCGCCGACCGCGCTGCACCAGATTGTAAAGGACTTGCGGACCACTGCGATGATGCAAGTCGGAGACATGATGATGCGTCCCGAGGCGGTCATTGCAGCCAGGATGAGGAAGCCTACGGGCCGCATGGCAACTAATCGGAAAGGTCGTAGCAAGTAGGTCTGCCCCATCGCCTTAAACAGGAGTCGGCCCATGCCCAAACGTGTTGGCCGCCGGACTATCGAGCACTGGCGCGATGGTGAGTGTATCGCCAGGATTGAAATCACGGAGAAGATGATAGAACGATGCCCTGACGGTACGGCGCGAGTCGTGTTTCCGCCAGGGCGACTCGTCCTCACGACTGGTGATGAATTGCACTTCGACGTGGACGGACTCGTGGAGAGTCTGACGGAGGTGCCGCCATGTCGGAAACGCGCCTGAAGCTCAACCTCTTCCATATTCGGAAGGGTGAAAAACCCGAGGCAGTCGAGACGTATTACGTTCTCGGCCGCAAGCCGGCGGGCGGCATGGTGGCTCGCGTGGTCATTGCGGAGGACCTGGACCTGCGAAGGAACGACACCCTGGTTTTCGATTTCACCACCGAGAAGGTATGCGATACTGAGCGCTCTTCATAGGCGGCCCAATCGACGGGCAGGAACGAGTGTTAACGGCAAATCTTCCGCATGTTGACGTGCGGGATGACATGCCGCCAAGACCCGCCGAGCCGTTCTCCATCCGGTTGCTTAATCGACCGGCTTTCAAGGCCGTCACCTATACGCGGCTTTTCATTTACGGCCGAGAGAAAACGCTGATTTACTCGGTGTGGGACATCGCAGAGACCTTGAATCACGTTTGGAATCGTTACGTCCAGTAGGAGCCGATTGGTTTGCCACTTGCGGCAGTTGTTGCTGTTCACTTTCAACCTTTGCGGAGAGACCCATGCCCATCGACGACTTGCGTGATTCGGAACGGCCCGAGGATCGGGACGATGACTTCGAGGATGTAGGCACGGACTTCGAGGAAGAGGACTACGACTACGACGGTCTTGACGATGACGATCTGGACGATCTGGACGATCTGGACGACGATCTGGACGACGATCTGGACGACGATCTGGATGACGATTTGGATGACGATTTGGATGACTGGGACGAGGAAGATGATCTGCTCGACGACGACGACGACGACGACGACGACGACGACGACGACGACGACGACGACGACGACGACGACGACGACGACGACGACGACGACGACGACGACGACGACGACGACGAGGAGGACGACTGGGAGGACGAGGACGAGGAAGACAAAGACGAAGAGTAGTACGCCTTAGCGACTTGGCAAACGCCGGGAGTTGCGTCCCGGCAATTCTGGCAAGTACCCGAGTTGGTAGCAGGGGCGGGACTGTTAATCTCGTGCGAAAGCCGCCGCTGGTTCGAGTCCAGCCTTGCTAGCTTATGAATCTCACTGTGACCCTACAACTTGACAACCTGCCCGATGCCACGGACATCGAAACCGTACACGATGTCATCCGTAGACAACTTGCGGAGTGGCTGGACTTCGATCAGCATCCGCAAGATTTGCGGGTGACTGTGGAGGACCTCAATGCCTATCTTCGCCGTCAGTGATCTGCATCTGTGTGACCGAGGCTACCGCGACAACTTCGCGGTGGAGGGTCGCGAGGCTCGCTTCTATGAGTTTCTGGACTACGCGGAGCGGGAGAGCGGTCAGCTTTACATCCTCGGCGACCTGTTCGACTTCTGGCAGACGAACCTGAGCAAGGCCATCGTGGCGTATCTGCCGTTACTCACGCGGCTGGATGAGATGCACGCAGTCTACGTTGTCGGCAACCACGATGCCGATTTGGCTCATTTCATTGGCACACCGCTGATGCCCGGTCATCCGTTCTTTCAGCGAGAGGTTCATCATTTCGAGCGGACCATCGGCGGTCGGCGGTTCGCCTTTCTTCACGGGAACGAGGGCGATCCGTACTGCCGTGACGCCAACCCGGGCACCGGGGAGATCACGGCCATCATATCAGCCCTCTTGGAGGACAGGAATCGAGGGCCGTTTAACAACCATCGGCACGCCATCGAAGACGGGTTCGTCGGGACCCTGGAAGGGGCCTTGACCCTCTGGCGGAAGCTGACCTTTCAGCATGGTCGTATGGATGAAATGCTCGACGGCGTGGAAGCCTGGCGCAAGGAGCGAGGGGCGGATGTCGTGGTTTACGGGCACACACATGAGGCGGGGCAGATCGGCGATTACCATTTCAACTGCGGTTGTTGGGCCCGGACGAATGACACCTTCGTGCGGATCGACGACGATGGCACCACGGCGGTTTGGGAATGGGTGCCCGGCAAGGGACCAGTGCCCTATGGCCGAAAGTTGCGATGAACATGATTGAATCGCACACTTTAACAGGCAGCAACCAAAAAGGACAACGGGAGCGCGACGACTTCTATCGCACACCGGTTCATGCCACGGAATCGCTGTTGCGACGGGAAACGTTTGATGGAACGATATGGGAGTGCGCGTGTGGCGACGGAGCCATAAGCGACCTTTTGCCGGCCGACAGGAATCGACTTCCTTTCTGACCATCGGTACGTTAATAACATCGTCACCAATCCGCCCTATAGGTCGGCGCAGGATTTCGTTGAACACGCATTAGAATGCACTGATCGTAAAGTGGCGATGCTACTCAAGTTGAATTTCCTTGAAAGTGTTGGTCGCTACGAGTTCTTTCAGCGAACCCCGTTGCGGACTGTCTATGTGTTTTCAAAACGTCTGAGTTTCGACAAAGGGGACGTTAAGAGCGGCGGGAACGGACTTCTTGCCTATGCCTGGTTCGTATGGGAACACGGCTACATGCAACGACCCCACATCGAATGGATTCGTTAGCAGCGTGAGGGTTAATGAACACGACCTTTGATCCGGCGCTACCGGTGGCTGACATCCTGTATGACAGTGACTTCAACTGCCGCGGCCAATTCACGCTGCAATCCGTCAAGGACCTGGCAGATAGCATCTCGCAGGTCGGAGGTCTGATTTCACCGGTTACAGTACAACCGTGGAATCGTGATGGCTACAAGTATCGGCTGATTGTGGGCTATCGCCGTTTTCGGGCGGCCACTTACTTCCTCAAGTGGACCACGATTGCCGCTAATATCTGCGTCGGGCTTTCAGAGCGGGACGCCCAGGTATTGAACTTCATGGAGAACCTGGAACGCAAGAATCTGAACATCATGGAAGAAGCTCGTGTTATCGGGCGGCTTTATCCGGATGGTGCCACGATTCGGGCGGCAGCAGCCGAACTCAAGCGGCCGACGCGCTGGGTGCATATCCGCCTGCGACTGTTGGCGATGCCTGAAGTGGTGCAACAGAGGGCTGCCGCCGGCTTGCTTTCCCAAGTGAATTTGGAGGTGCTGGCTGGCATGAAGTCGGCAACCGATCAGGTTCTTGCGGCAATCCGAATCGGAAATGCGCGGCAACGGGGCAAGGGAAAGTTTCTACCGGGTCTTGATAAGGCGTGCAAACCGCGATCTGGCGTTCGCCGTCGAGACGCGATCAATCGGATGGTGGAACGGATGCTGGCGGCTGGGATTGAGGGTTTGGCCCCGCGGATGGGTGCGTGGTGTGCCGGCTACATCTCGGATGATGTGTTGCTGGCAGAGATTCTCGCTACTCGAAATGCGAGTCGAAAAAGTCCTGATGGTTGACACAATCGTAGTCTCTGGCATCGTTACGGGGCTGGCGCAATGACGGCATGGTCATACGACGTATTTTGATTTCGGGGGCGTTGATGAGCAAGGTGTACGTGGACAGTGAGACGTGCGGGCTGCACAGCATCATGGTGCTGTTGCAGTGGGCTGAAGAAGACGGCCCGATCCACCTGCACGAGGTCTGGCGGCGGCCGATCCGCGAGACGCTGGCCTTGATCGAGTGGCTGTGTCAGCACACGGTCGTGGGCTTCAATTTGGCGTTCGATTGGTTTCATATCGTCAAGGTCTACACCATCTTTCGCCTCTGTGATCCGGACTGGATTCCCGAGGAGCATATCGACGAGATCGCTATGCTGGAGCCGCAGGCCCAAGACGGTCCTTGCCTAAAACCAGTAGCGGCCTTGGACCTGATGCTGCACAGTCGCAAGGGGCCGTATCAATCGTTGATGGCTCGCGGGGACGTTCGCATTAGACGGGTTCCCACCGCGCTGGCCTATGCGTTGCGAAACGAATTGGAGAAGCGCGTCCAGTTCGACAACATCTACTTTGCCCGCTCGGCCGATCCCGAAGCGCCACGGTGGCAAGTCTTCGATCGTCGTGACCGGTTCGGCGACATCGACCCGGACTTCAAGGATGTCGTCTTGAAGTTTAATCCGGCCGGTGGCCTCAAGTTCCTTGCCGAGCACGCCTTGAAGCTTAAACCCAAGTATCACTTCAAAGATGTGGAGCCATCCACCGCATGGCGGCCTTATGAGTTGGGCTACGCGCCTACGGCCCTGGCCGTGTCGAGCCTTGAGAAGAAGTGGGAGGTATGGGGCGAAGAGGACGGCAAGCTCAAACTGCTGGGGTTGGCTTGGCCGGGTGTGATTCGCAATCACATTCAGCACTGGGCCACCCGCGAGGATGCCCGCGATTACGCGAGCCATGACATCGTTTATACGCGGGAGTTGGACAAGCACTTCGGCTGTCCTTCGCCGGGCGACAACGATTCTACTTTGGCGTGCATGGTAGCGGCCGTCCGTTGGCATGGCTTCCCGATCAATATCGAGGGGATGAAACAACTGCTCGCTAAGGCTCAGGCCATCGTGGCGGCCAGTCCGGTCAACATCAACCGGCCGGGCGAGGTTCGCAAGTATATCACGGAAGTCATGGATGATATGGAGGCTGTCTTCCTGGAGACTTCGACTAAGAAGAGTAATCTTGAAGCCTTGGACAAGAACTGGCGCATCGGGAAGCCGTGTCCGCAACAGCATAGCCTGAATGAGCATTGTGAAGTTTGCAATGATGTCGGCTTCATCGGCGACCCTGAGCCATGCGGGAAGTGCCAAGGCGACTCGGCTTGTCGTCGCTGCGGCGGCTCAGGCTTCTTGCAGCCTGGCCAGCACCCCGCTGCCATGCGTGCGAGGGAAATTCTCACGGTGAAGCACTCCGTCAAAGAGGTTGAACTATACAAGAAGTTGATTCGGGCTGGCAAGTTTCATGCCTCATTTGTCGTCATTGGTGCGTTGTCCTCTCGCATGGCGGGTGGTGACGGCTTGAATGCCCAAGGGATTAAACACACCAAGCAAGTCCGCCAGATGTTTCCGCTCTTCTGGGACAACTACCTGCTTTGCGGTGGTGACTTCGCGGCCTTCGAGGTGACGATTGCGGACGCCGTGTGCAATGATGAGGCCCTGCGTGCGGAATTGGTCGCCGGTAAGAAGATTCATGCTCTCTTCGGCATGGCCATCTTCCCGGGGAAGACCTATGAGGAGATTAAGGCGTCGGCGGACACGGACAACGACCTATACACGAAGGGCAAGCAAGGGTTCTTTGGTACGATGTTGTACGGCGGCGATTTTAGCACGCTGGTTAGTCGGTTGGGGATCGACGAAAAGGTGGCAAAGGCTGCGATTGAAAACTTCGGTAGCCGTTTTACGGGCGTCAAGAAGTGGCGCAAACGGGTTGCTGACTCCTTCTGTTCCATGACGCAGCCTGGCGGGCTTGGCACGAAGGTGGTCTGGAAAGACCCAGTGGACTACGCCGAGACGATGCTCGGTTTTCGTCGGTACTTCACTCTGGAGAATCGTATCTGCAAGGAATTGTTCCGGCTAGCCAATAGCATACCAAAGCACTGGCGGAACCACGGCACTGTCTTGCGTCATGAAAAGGTTATGCAGGGTGGGCAGGAAGTCATCGTCGCTCACATTGCCACGCTTTCCATCGAAAATGGCGTTGAGGTTCGCAAAGAGATCGTCGTACCTCAAGAGTACGAGAAACAGTGCATACTCAAAGTCGTCCGTCGAGACCGGGTGCAGACGGCCGGTGGAGCGGTTGCCTCGGCCCTCTACGGGGCGGCGTTCGCTATGCAGGCGGCCAACATGCGGGCTGCAGCGAACCATGAAATCCAGAGTCCGGGTGCCGAGATCACGAAGTACGTTCAACGGCAGATTTGGGACTTGCAACCGGCCGGGGTGAATGATTGGCATGTGGCACCCATGAATATCCACGACGAGATCATGTGCGTCACGCGCCCGGACAAGGTTTCAGGCGTCACGCAGGTCGTCATGGATGCCGTCGAGCATTTTCGCCCATACGTCCCTTTGATCGGGATGGACTGGTGCGAAGGGATGCACAACTGGGCTGAGAAGAAATCGGGAGCCACACAGATCAAGATTCGTGCGCCGGAGATGTCGGCATGAAATGTGACTACTACGTCTACGTCTACATTGACCCGCGAGACGGCGTGCGGGCGGGCAACAATTACCTTCGACCTGCGACCGTCTTGACGATTCATCGCCTCTGGCAGCGTGGGTTCAGTTGTATTGCGATTGGCCAGCGATTAAAGGTCCCTCGGGGATTAGTGTCAAGCATCTGTCACGGTCATTCGTGGGGTTGGTTGACGGGGGTGCATCGTCATGGGTGATATTCGACGACCGCGCCACGGGCCGGAGTGGCATACCCAGAAGGACTTGATTGCTTTTCTTCAGGCTCGGGGCTGGCTCGTAGAGCACACACATGGTTCCTTGTACCAGAACGGATTCCCTGATCTGTTGGCGATGCACGAGAAGTGGGGCGAGCGCTGGATCGACGTAAAGCAGCCGAAGCACTATTCGTTCACCAAAGCCCAGCGGCGCAAGTGGCCGCAGTGGGCGGCCAAGGGCACTGGCATCTGGATACTCACGGCGGCTACGCAAGAAGAGTATGACAAGTTGTTCGGGCCGCCCAATTGGAAGAATTACTGGAAGGAGTCGTGGGGTCAGGTTCCTGACATCGACGCCCTCCTCGACGAATTGGACCGGACTGGCTGGTAACTCGTCTTCTTGAATCCGTTACTACCACCGACTGCGGGGAGACTCTGCGCCTATGGAACTTCAACTCAAGTCGCAACGCTGGATGTGTTTACCGACGGCCTTTGCGATGGCTCTTGATATGCCAGTGGCCGAGTTGCTTTTGGCGGTTGGTCACGATGGTAGCAAGATCATCTTTCCTGGCCTCGATGAGCCGATCTGCCGGCGTGGATTCCACATCCAGGAACTAATCGACATAGCTGTAGCGCGAAGTTTCGCGGTCACGCCCATCGAACTTTGTCCGGTCATGCAACCGACAGAGGACTCGATGCTGAGGCATACGGTGGCGTACCGCGAGGGTAACTGGCGACGGTTCACTAACACGATTGCACATAGCCGGGGCGTGATCGACGGCGCGGGCTTCCGCTGCGGTCATTCAGTTGCCTACGACCACGGCCACATCTTCGATCCTGATGGGCCTGTCTACGACTATTCGCGCCTTGCTTGTGAAGCTCATCGCTTTTATACCCGCTGTGCTTGGCGCATTGACCCGATGGAGGCCGGCATCCGTGAGTAGTTCGTACAACGATGTGTTGATTACAACTTTGCGTGGCGCGACTAGGGGCCAGTCCTTAGATGCGGCCAAGAATGCGGTACTTTATGAGCGCATCAAGGCCGGCGACATAGCAGCGCGGGAAGAGATCATTCTTGGCAACATGCCTTTTGTTCTCTCAAAAGTAGAGGCGTTCATCCGTTGCTTTCAGGGGGTTGCGTATCTACGCGACGATCTTGTTAGTGCCGGCTGCATTGGTCTCGTTAACGCTGTCAAGAAACTTGAGAGTGGGCCAAGGCCGCGAAAGACAGATGAAACGAGTGTTACTGGTTTCATCGGTATGTGGATCAATCGTGAGTTGAGTGAGTTGATTGAAATCGAAACTCCGATTCATTTGCCGCGCACATCGAAATACCGTGCGCGTGCCCAAGGCCAGAGTATAAACGCACCAGTGGTGTATAACGACATCCCCGAGCGTTTTGAGACACCGGCGTATGAGAAGGAATTGGAGGTGCGCGATCTGATTGCCTCTTGTATCGCGTGTCCCGAGGAGCGTGTCTTTATGGCGATGCGCGAAGCTCGGTACACGTACACAGAGATTGCAGAAGCGATTCACTGGCCAGTGACCTCGATGTACATGCTGGCCCATAACCTGTATGCACGTCTTCAACGCAAGCTGCGGGCCGTGGAACACGGACTCTTTTAGGTTTATTTGAAGAAAATGGTCAGCGGAACTCGGAATTCGTGCGCCGTGTCCGACGTACAGGTAGAGCAACTCACACGTCTATTAACCCAAGCCCTACTGCCAGCACAGGTGGACTAGATGGCACGACGCGAATTTCTCCAACTAGCCGATCACTACGACCCGCAGAAACACAACGTCGCAGGTTGGTTCATATCGGAAAAGCTGGACGGGACCCGTTGCTTCTGGGACGGCGGGCTCACTCGCGGACTGCCCACTGAAGAGGTGCCGTGGGCCAGTGTCTTGGACCCGAAGACTGGCGAGAAAAAAGCCAAGATCAAGCCCGTGGCGACGGGGCTCTGGTCCCGCTACGGCAATCCGATCATGGCACCGGACTGGTGGCTTAATCAGTTGCCGGCCTGCCCGTTGGACGGCGAGTTGTGGGCTGGGCGGGGCAAGTTTCAATTGTGTCGGAGTATCTGTGCCGGTGATGAATCGGACTCTCGCTTCGACAAGATCGTTTTTGCCGTCTATTCGACTCCACCCTTGGGGGCCATCTTCTGCACAGGCGAGATCAAGAATGCCAACATGGTCCGTCAGGTCGATTACCTCGCGATTGAGGCTTGGATCAGACAGCGGCTCAATTCTCGGGGCGAGCGTTTCGAGGGTCTGCCCGTCCCGAAGAGTTGCTTGGGCGATCACTACAAGTTCCTGACGGCCGATCAGCCGTTTGGCAAGGAGGTGACTGCGCTTAGCACGGCCTTGGAGAATACAGATGCGTCGATCTGCTATCTGCATCCACAGACAAAGCTGATCGACGTACCGAAAGCCGCTATGGATCAGGTCGAAGCCTATTTGCAGCGGGTGCTTGACCAGGGCGGCGAGGGCGTGGTCATTCGGAATCCCCAGGCGATTTGGTTGCCGAAGCGGCATCGCAATGTCCTCAAGTACAAGCCGTTTCAGGACGCTGAGGCTCGTGTGGTGGGTTTCACCAGCGGCCGGGAGACGACCAAGGGGAGCCGATTGCTCGGCAAGATTGGCGCATTGATTGTGGACTACCAGGGCAAACGCCTGGAACTGGCGGGCCTGACCGATGCCGAGCGTGAGTTTCTGAACCCGGACATGGCCCGCACGGCGACGGAGAAGCCGGGGCAAGATATGCCGGCATTCTTCCAGGGCAGGTCGTTCAAGGTCGGCCAAATTGTGACTCTAAAGTACAGGGAACTGACTGACGACGGCATCCCGAAAGAAGCAAGGTTTTGGCGACAGAGAGACGTGGAGTGAAACACATTCCGTTGACACAGGGCCAGTTCGCTCAAGTAGATGATGTTGATTTTGCCTACTTGAGTCAATGGGTTTGGCATTGTAAACGAACACGTAAGACATCTGGTGGCTGGAAGCAATATGCTGCCAGACACGAGACACGAAAGGGTTGTCAAGTCACCGTGCGGATGCACACTGAGGTCGCAAGACGAGCAGGTTTCAATGACTCATGCCTCATTGACCACCGCGATGGTGACGGCCTCAACAATCGTCGCGCGAATCTTCGAGCGGCGACCACACAACAAAATGGGCGCAATCGCCATGCCACAGCAGCGAACAGCGGTGTGCGCGGTGTATATCAACGTCCGAATGGAAGGTGGCGTGCGATGATCGGCGTGAACAATCGACTTCTTGATTGCGGCACTCACGACACGATTGCAGAGGCGGCAGCGGCCCGCCGGGAAGCGGAACGCATTCACTTCGGGGAGTTTGCTTCCGCATGAAGTGCTCCAAGTGTGGATGTGTCGATCCGCCATGCGGCTTTCACATTGGCTCACGTCAGTGCTGCGATTGTGTGCGGGCTTATAATCATGCCTATTGGAAAGCCAACAAGCATCGCAACACACCGCAGAACTAATGTTGAGCATACCAAAGCGTATCACAAGGCGTACAGGATACAAAATCGGAGGCAGTGCAATGAATACTCGCGGCATTACTACCGGCGGCACCCAGAACGCCAAGCGTTGCTTAACGACCGAGCAAAATCGTACTACAAGAGCCGCGCCACTGCACAGGATGCCGCCGAGTGGAAGACTGAGACAGAAGCCCGCCGCCGGCTTCGAGTCTATGGACTGAGCAAAACAGACTACGAAGCACTCAGACAAGCGCAGAAAGGACGCTGCAAAATCTGTGGTCAGAAACCTAAACAGCTAGTTGTCGATCATTGTCATGAAACCAGGAGGGTGAGAGGTCTGTTGTGTAACCGTTGCAACGTGCTATTGGGAATGAGCGGCGACAACATCGACATCTTGAAGAGCGCCATCAAGTACCTGCGAAAATCAGCATGAGCATCGTTCTGCGGTGGTTCATCGTCGGTCTTGTTGTGGATGGCCTTTTGTATCTCGTGTTTCGTTTGGTGTGCGGATGAGATTTGGCAAGCCGACCAAACTACCGTGCGATCACGAGTGCCGAGTGTTTCATCGGTTCCTCTGGTGGCCGATCACGATTGACGGCGTGACTCGGTGGCTCGAAACCGCTGATGTTGAGTACCGTTATCACCGTTGTAGTTATGACGAGGACTTTTGGGAACTTGTTCGCTTCGTGAATCCATGACTCTGGTGGCGTGGCCGTAGTGGGCATTATCGAATCGTTTCGAGTCCGCAAGTATCCGCAACAAGTTCGATGAGATTCAAACGAACCATTCCACATATCGGCGACACGAAGGTCGTGCGTAAGTTCCTTTGGTGGCCGATACGATTGACCTATCGTAGTCCCTGCCGTGAGGTTGTTGAGACCCGTTGGCTGGAATGGGCCACCATTGAGTACCGATTCACGTCTCCAACCAATGACGTTTATCGCTGGAATGCAGAGTGGCTGCCGGTAAGGTTCCTATGAAACGTGCCGAGATCATGGCGGTCGCCCGCACCCAGACCAATGACACCCGCTGCTTTGGCACGCGGCGCGGCCACGGTAAACGCGCAAAGCGACAAGGGGCCAAACGGTTCCGTCAACATTTGAAGAACAACGATGGCAAGTACAACCTCTGAGTAGAACCGGGGAGCATCATGCTTCGCATCAACTTCTACGGCGGCCCGTGCGTGGGCAAGAGCACCTTGGCGGCCCGCGTGTATGCCGAACTGAATCGGACCCAGCGGGTCCCGACTGAACTGGTCCGGGAGTTCGTCAAGTCTTGGGCCTACGAGGGCCGGCGGCTCGATGTCTTCGATCAGGTGTTCACTTTTGCCAATCAACTGTGGAACGAGCACCGACTGTTCAAGGCCAGCGTCAAGGTGATTGTGACCGACTCCCCGATCCTCCTTCAGTGCGTTTATACGCGACGGCTGGACGCGAGCATCGCATCGTATCTGGCGGTGATCGCCCAGGAATACGAGCGCACGCATCCCAGCCTCAGTTTCCTGGTGGAGCGCGGCGAGACGCCCTTCAACTCTTTCGGCCGTTACCAAGAGTCGCAGCAGGCTCGTGACTTGGACGCCGAGATCAAAGGTTACCTCAACGCGGGCCACGTTCCATATCTGGCCGTTACCCTCGATCAGTGGGAGACGATCATCCAGACCGTCAAGGAGGCCGTTTACTCGTCATGAAACGCTGTCCCATGTGCGGCAACGCACTGAGCGAAAAGCACGGCGACTACATCCACGAATCGCCGAATGGCTCTGTCACACCGATCCGGATTCCCAACGCCTCGTGGTCGATCTGCGAGAACTGCGGCGAGCGAGTTTTGCCGAAGTCGTTGGCCAAGGCCATCAAACGTAATGTGATGAAACTTGACCAATGAAACTGATTCCTTTGACGCAAGGCATGGTTGCCAAGGTGAGTAATTGCGATTACGCCTACGTGAGGCAGTGGAAGTGGTGTTACCGCAAGTGTAATAACGGAAAGGGCGGCTATGCCGTGCGTAATCGTGTGCGTCCAGAACGGGGAACTGTCTTGATGCACCGAGTCATCGCGGCTCGTAAAGGATTGGATTTGTCCGTAGAGATTGACCACCGTGATTTGGACAAACTCAACAATCAACGGCGTAACCTGCGTCGTGCCACGCGGGCACAAAACAAAAGCAACTGTCCGATGCCTTCGACCAATAAGTCAGGGTTTAAGGGCGTGAGTCGAATTACGAAAACCGGCGGCTGGTTAGCCCAGATTAAGGTCAACGGAAGAACGAAGAATCTCGGCAGCTTCCCGGGTACACATGCTGGAAAGGTCGAAGCCGCGCGCCGCTATAATGAGGCGGCATTGCGGTACTTTGGTGATTTTGTTCGCTTGAATCGCGGAGTCGCATTGTGACTGTTAAACGAAATCCGAAAATGGATGGCACGACCATCTGGGACTGTGTGCCTCAGGCCGGGAAATGTCCGCACAACTGTTCGCAGTGCTTCTTCAACCGGCCGAATGCCTATTATACGGAGGTCCCCAGTGTCCCTATGCCCGAAGAAGTGGGCGACGGGATCGTGCGCATGAATGCCGGTAATGACAGCAACAATCAACGTGACCTGGTGATTGAGACCGCCCAGAAGTACAAGAGGTTCTTCTTCAATACGAGTGTTCCTTGCTACGACTTCCCTGGCCCAGTGGTCTTGACGGCCAATCCCAAGGAAGAGCGCCCTGGTCAAACCATGCCGATCTGGCACGGCGAAGGCTGGTATTCGCCGGCCCGAAACTTGATGTTTGTCCGGCTTCGCACGTCGGCAACCAACCTTTGGTTGGTTGATTCGGCCGTGGTCGCCTGGACCGCCGCTCAGGTGCCGGTGGTGATTACCTTCATGGCCTACTATGACCATGAGCCCCAGGTGCCAGCCGACGTGCTCGCGGCCGTAGGCGAGAAGTGCTACGAGTGGAAGGTTCGGCACATCAATTCCTATTGGTGCCCGAGTAAAGCCTTCATGCGGTGGGTCATGCGCCGTTACCAGGATAATCGCCTCGTGTCGATGTGTAGTAGCATCGAATCGAGTTATTGCCGTAACTGCCGTAACTGCGAGACCTACTACCTGCAAACCATGAAACGTTTGAAAGGGGAATAGCCCAATGGCAACTCTCGTCACCATCATTATTTCACTTCTGGCCGGTGCCATCGTCGTCACCATGACGGCTCCGCCCGCCGTGGCCATCGTCACCGTCTGCGGCGTCGTTCTCGTCGCTGGCATTTTGGCGAAGGCCGCTGACAAATTCTAAGCGGGAGAAGTTGTATGGCCGACGTGCAACAGAATCGAGACTTCGCAGCGGTATTGCTTGTCCAATGGCCGCTGGATGACGCCATTGAATGGATTCGCAAGCACATGGACCCCGAGGATGTGTTCGAGCCCGAGACCTTGACGTGCTGGGCTAATGACAACTGCGAACCGGGGGACGTGTTCACGGAACGTGCTTTGGTCACCTGGGCTGAAGAGAACGGCTACGTGAAGTGCGACGGTCGCTGAATCTTCAAGGCGTTCGCCTCATAAGCGACCAATAGATGCGTCCTTAATTCGTTAAATCCGCTTACTGTCTGAGACTCTGTGCCCATGTCCGAAAGGGGCAAAAGATGAAGGCGAGCTATGATCGCTGGTCGAGCATACCGCGCGGCCAGTTTTGGCGTCGATGGGCCGTTTCGCTTCTGCGCGAGTTGCTTTGGCCTCTTCCACAGGCAGTTTTGGCTCTTTTCATCGTGGCTGGCGTAACGAGTTTCGTGGTCAACGGCATCGGACCTTTTATTGGCGGTCTGTATTATACCCAGACGGGTCAGCACGTTCAGGAGCAGTGTTTCTTCGATAAGTGCATCGCTCATCTGAAAGTGATGCGGGCCAACTGCGATGACCCGGACCTGCAAGGCATCCTGGACTACACGATTCGTCGCTATAACCGGATTGGTGCTTGGGACGTGATGATCGCGCCGCTTCCTGCGAACACGCTCGGTTGCAACTGCCCCTGGTGTCCTGGCATGACACTTGACACGGAGATACTGCTTTGGGAGCCGGAGGACGCTGCGATCATCGTGGTTCACGAAGCTCTGCATGACTACTTCCCTTACCTCGGTCACGGGCACATTGACGACCGTGAACGAAGACTCTGGAAGCTGAGCAACTCGCTCCCGCGCCCCGTTCGAGAACCAAGAACCTGACAGGTTGAGTCATGCTATACGACGCTTCCATTGAAGTCGAATGCGACGATTGCCACACGTTCGAGACTGTCCCCTTGACCGCCACGGCTAGAGGCGGATGGGACGAACGCAACGTCGCCAGTTATCTCACGCGCCTCGGTTGGCTCGTTGAGGGCGACAAGCATTACTGCAAAGAGTGTAAGGTCCATCACCTATAGGAGGCTGCAATGGGGCCCAAGGCGATTTCACGAAAGCAGAGGCGGCGGAGACGGAGAAGGCGTTTGAGGAGGTCTTCAACGCTCTATCCAAGAAGAAGCAACTGGACTTTCTTGGCCACGCCAACGACATCTACTTGTTCTTGGCGGCCTGCAAAGAGAAGTGTCCTGACGAGACGAAGTGATCTTCAACGTCAAAGGCATCAGGCCACACCATTTCCTCCCGGAGATCGCCGCATGAGCGACAAACTGCAACTACCCCCGTCCGACCAGATATACCAACAGGCGATGGCGCGGTCGGCGGAAATTAACCGTCAGGTTGCTCGGGAGCGCATCGCCCGTGCCTTGGACCTGGCCGTGCTCAAACCGACTGCTACGCGGGAGGATGTTCGCAAGGCGGCGGCCTTGGTGGAGAAAGAGGGCATCGCCAGCCTGTGTGTGGCTCCGTGCAACGTCACCGTAGCACGCCGGATCACGACACGGGTTACCGCCGTGATCGGCTTTCCGCACGGCAACACGACGCCGGCCGTCAAGTTGGCCGAGGCCGCTTTGGCAGTAGGCCACGGTGCCACGGAACTGGACGTGGTAATCAACTATGGCCGTTTCCTGGAAGGCCGCGAGCGGCTCGTCCACGAGGAATTGACGTGGATTGTTCACACCGTTCGCAAGTTCGGGGTGCCCGTCAAGGCGATTCTGGAGACCTGCTACTACAACGGTCAGCAACTTTGGAATGCCTGCCAGCTTTGCGTGAAGTGCGGCGTGGATTTCGTGAAGACTTCCACCGGCTACGCAGCCGGCGGGGCCACTCCCGAGGCCGTCCGGGTCATGCTGGAAGCCGTTGCCGGCAAGGCTCAAGTCAAGGCCAGCGGCGGCATCAAGACGTATGCCGACGCCGCGATGTACCTGGACCTGGGTTGCACACGACTAGGTGCCGGCCGATACGAGGAACTGCTGCCGTGAACCGCCTTTTCTATAACCGAGTCTACCTTTCTGGTCCCATCGACAACGCCAAGGATTTTGGCACAGGCTGGCGCAATACAGTCAAGGAGCAGCTAGTTGATCTTGACTTGATCTTCCTGGACCCGTGCGCCAAGCCGATGCAGGTAGGCTATGCGTGCGAGGATTTGGAAAACCATGCGCTACGCCTGGAACAGAAGAAGCGTGGAGACTTCGAGACTATATCCCGCGAAATGCGACTAATTCGTTGCATCGACCTGCGATTGGCTGATCTGTGTGACTTTGCGATTGTCCATCTTGATCGTGAAGTGTATTCCACAGGAACACACGAGGAAATCGCCCTACTGAATCGCCGCAAGGCGCCAGTCCTCGTTCACATGGAACAGGGCAAAGCTGCTCTGCCTGATTGGTATTGGGGGACGCTACCACATCAGCACATCTTCAGCACTTGGGATGAACTCTTTGGCTACATCCGTCATGTTGCCGCAGACGCTCCGCCAATCGACACCTACAACCGCTGGCGGTTTCTCGACTACGGCACACTCTATGGTAAACGAACCATCCCAGTATCCAGAGGAATGATTGCACACGTCAGCCCGGAGGATCATGCGCACCTGACTCGATGGTTTTGGTCGGCTACGCCACAAGGAAATGCAAAACAGCGCGCTCAAGGGCACAATGTCTGGCGAGCAATGCGAAAACAGAAATACGCGGGCATTGGTGTCACACGATACATGCACCAAGAGGTTGTGTTGCGAATGGGGTTGCCATACGACCCCGAACTCATGCAAGTCGATCATCTTGATCGCAATGCGCTGAACAATACCCGGGAGAATTTGCGAGTCACTGAACGCGCTATCAATCTGCATAACCGAGGTAAGCAGTCAAACAACACCAGTGGCGTAAAGGGCATCTGGGTCCAAGACAACTGGTATCACCCGGAAATCATGTTCTGTGGAGTCAAGCATCGGTTAGGACGTTACCCAACGCTTGATGAAGCACGCAAAGTTCGCAACCGGGTAGGCCATGAGTTGTTAGGAGACAACTACCATGAAGCCTGACTCCAGTACCCCGAAGCGAACTATCGTCAAGGCCGTCACGTGGGAGACTTTCTCCACGCTGGTGACCTTTGGCGTGGCTTGGTTGATGTTCGGTCAAATCGGCACGTGCGTCACGTTTGCCGTGGTGACGTTTCTGATGAAGCTGGTTCTGTTCTACGGCCACGAACGTCTCTGGCATCAGGTCCCCTGGGGCAAAGCGAAGTCATCGCGGAATTGAGATCAAAGTGAACCACTGAGCGGATGAGGGTTGTCCCGGGAAGATTTCGGTAGTACCCGGGCACGGGAATTCTGGAGAGGGCCACGCGGCCCAAGGGCGCGTGAACGCGGAGATTATACCGACGCCAGCGAACGCGCAGTAATCCGCTCTTTTCTTTTGGAGACTGAGATGAAACCACAACCCTATCGAAAAGAAAAGGTCCCGGGCCGCAATGACCGATGCCCCTGTGGCAGCGGCAAGAAGGCGAAGCGCTGTTGCCTCTCGGCCATTCAAGTCTTGGCGGCCCTGCCGCCGCACCTCCGCCAACAGGTCGTGGTCGCCCAGATTCTCGGTCATCCGGTTCTGTCGCCGCCGCCGCAGCCGCCGTCTTTGACCACCGGCGACACGATCATTGTCACCACTCAACCCCAAGAGACCACATGCGTCGATACCACATGCGTCGATACCGCTTCCGTCATTTGACCCGTCGCTTGTGCGACGCCTGGTACTGGCTTCGTTGCCGATTGTGGCACCACTACAACGTGGTGGTCTGCCGAGCCTTGCCGCCGACGTGGTGCGACCGTGACTACTTATTGGTCTTCGCGGCCTTCCAAATCCTGGAAGACTTCGTGAAGCATGAGCAACCGTGGGAGTTCACGGCCGACGTGTACGCCGCCTACGTGACGGAGTGCGGTGAAGAGCAGGCCCACGAGCGTGAGGCCGCCTGGAAGACGATCCGCGAATTGTACGCCTGGTGGCAGCACCGCAAAGCCGACCCGGACTACGACGACTACGACGAAGACAGCGCCATGCTGCACAAACTGATTACTGTGCGAGGATGCCTGTGGACTTGAGGACTTGATGCGATGCGCAAATTGCTGTTTGTTGTCCTGATTCTTGGGTTGGGTTGCCAGCCGAATGAACCGCGCCCTCAGCCTCAGCCGGTGCCTCGGCCTATGCCAATCCCTGTTCCTATTCCTTACCCGTTGCCTTACCCGGAACCCTACCCGGTGCCCAGCCCCCGGCCACCACGACCCTATCCGCCCCCGCCTCCGCGCCCGCCCAGGCCCGAGCCTCCGCGCCCACCCAAACCGATGCCGCCGAAACCTCAGCCACCTAAGCCAGCCCGCCGAGGCCAGAACCGCCCCGGCCACCTAAGCCAGCCCCGCCGAGGCCAGAACCGCCCCGGCCACCTAAGCCAGCCCCGCCGAGGCCCCAGCCACCGCAGCCCCAGCCACCGCAGCCCCAGTCACCGCACCCTGGACCCCACAAGTAGAGATCAATCATGCGTATCCCGAGGTCGCTTTCCTATTCGTCGATGTCCCTTTGGTACAAGGACCAGGATGAGTTCTACGTCCGCTACCTGGCCGATCATGCCGCGCCCCGGCTACCCCAGGAGAAACCGGCGGCTGTGGGGAGTGCCTTTGATGCCTACGTCAAGGCCATGCTCAACTGGCACCTCTATGGCCACGCCGTATCGCCGCAGTTCGAGTTCCCGGCAATCTTCGAGAGCCAGGTGGAACCCCAGAACCGCGACTTCGCCCTGGTGGCCGGCAAGCGGGTCTTCAAGGCGTACAAGTTGTGCGGGGCCTACGACGATCTGCTCAAGACCTTGCAACAGTCGGTCGAGCCGCCGCGCTTCGAGTTCAAGGTAGACGGCGTGATCGCCGGCGCACCTTTCACCGGGAAGCCCGACTTGGGTTTCACCCTGGACCGTGGGTTAGGACGCATCCGGTGCGTCTATGACTGGAAGGTTCGAGGCTACTGCTCCAAGTACGGGGCCAGTCCATCCAAGGGTTATGCCACTTGCCTGGACGGCTTCGTCGGCAAGGCCAGCCGCAGCCAAGGCAAAGAGCACGCCATGTATAAGGCAATGGACTTCCGGGGCCTGACGATCAACAGCGGCTACATGGAGTTCTGCAACGACGAATACGCCGACCAGCTTTGCCTCTATAGCTGGCTCTTGGGCGAGAAGATCGGCGACGAGAACACGGTCCTGGGGATCGAGGAACTCTGTGCCAAGTTCATGGGCGAGGGCAATCCACCCACGCTCCGCTACGCCCGCCATCGCGGCCGGGTCAAAGCTGACTACCAACAGAAGCTCGCCGAAAAAGTGGCGACCTGCTGGCAGGCAATCACGAGCGGCCACATCTTCTCCAGCCTCAGCCGCGAGGACAGTGACGCTCGCTGCCAGGTCTTGGAGCAGATGTCCGTTGGTCTGGTCTCCAATGGCTCGGCCCTGGACAACTGGTTCAACGATGTTACGCGACAGAGGTTGTTCTGACCATGAAGCACTATCGCTACACCGGGACGACTCGACTCCTCGTGAATGCTACAGCCTTGGGCCAGATGATCGACAGCGTGTTCAAGGTTCAAGTGGACAATTTCATCCATCCGTGGTCCCACGGCTGGCACGCGACGCTCCGTGAAGATTGGTGCGAGATTGAGGAATCCAACTGAGGGCTAACCCCTAGGAGTACCGTTACCGATGCCGATTCCACCCTTCCTCCTCGACCGTATCAGGACCGCCGCCCTTAACGGCGAGCACTTGGCCGACGCCTTCGCCAAACTGGCGCTAGTTGCCGACTACACCGGCGGCAACGCCAACATGAACTTGGAGTACGTTGCCCCTGGCGACACGCTCATGCCGGGTGACTTGGTGCCGGTCCTCGTCTTGGCTCTTGTCCGCCAGCCCGACCTGCCCGACGCCAGTAGTCCTGGCATCATCGACGCCGAGTTCACCATCAAGAGCGACAAGGAGCCTTACCCCCATGAATAAGCAACAAAAGCTAAGCGTCGATGAGACTGTTGACGCTGTGATGACTGTCTTAGCCAACAGTATGCCAACCTACATGACCAGGATGGACGAATTGATGGCTGGATGCTTGAAGCAAATGCACCTCGTTGCCAAAGGCATCCGCGAATGTTGCACTGCTATCGAAGTCCGGCTCGATGAACTGGAAGCCCGAGTCAGTCGGCTGGAACGAGGCTTTGAATGATCCTCTTCATCTTGGGCGTCATCGGCTTGACTCATATCGTCGTGGACTCCGAGATCATGGGACCGGTCCACGAGTGGATCAAGCCGCGCTGCCCCGTCGCCGGGAAGATCATGGAGTGTTATCAATGTTGCGGGTGGTGGTGCGGCCTACTGCTGGCCCCACTCTTGAGTTTGAATCCGCTCATCTGGTTTGTTGCTGGTTGTGCGGGGAGTTTTCTGGCTCAACTTGGTTGGCTAATACTTGACAGCCTTGAACGATATGTAAAAGGGAAATAATGAAACATATCCCTTTGACACAAGGCGCATACACTACTGTAGACAACTGCGACTTTGCCTTCCTTAACCAATGGAAGTGGACAGCGTGGCATAGTAAAGGTCTCTGGTACGCTTACCGCCAAACATCGCGCACAGCCAACAGCCATCGTTGGCGAGCCCGTATTCATACTAATGGAAAAGGACAATACCTCGGGACCTTTGATACAGTAAAACAAGCAGCCTGGGCCTATGACGAAGCCGCACGATTGCGGCATGGCAAATTTGCCCGATGCAACTTTCCACGTCCTCGGGAACACGGAGGTACATGATGTCCTACGTAGTCGTATTCTTCGCATTCCTCTGCGGGTTCGCAATGGACCTGGTATGGACCCTCTGCGTCGATGCCGTCCAGATGCGCCGCCGGATTCAAGCGGCCAACATGAGTGCGTTGATGTACGTCTGCACGATCATCTCGACGGTTCTCATCGTCGAAAAGTGCTTCCTGGCCGTCGTCGCCTACATCATCGGTGGGTGGCTTGGCACCTACGTTGTTGTCAGTTGGAGAACCCGCAAATGAAACACACCTTGATTAACGCCGATTGCCTCGACTACCTCAGCGGTAACGCGCAGTGCTGGACCACGATCTTCGCCGATCCGCCGGACAACCTCGGGCTCAGGTACAGCACCTACCGGGATCGGTTGCCAAATGACGAATACGTCAAGTTGCTCCGCTGTTGGCTGAATGCCTTCATCCTCAAGGCGAAGACGGTTTGGTTCAGCTACAACTCAAAGTGGACCTTCGAGGTGGGCAAGATCGTCACCGAGGTCGTCGGCCTGCGGGCCGGCAACCTGGAAGCTAAGCCCTGCGTCCAGACGTTTAGCTTCGGTCAGCACAATCACCACGACTTGGGCAACAATCACCGGCCCCTACTGCGGCTCCGCTGGCGCGACACCCCGCTCTTCCCCGATGCCATCCGCGTGCCGTCATGGCGGCAAGAGAACGGCGACAAACGGGCAGACCCGAGAGGGCGGGTGCCAGGGGATGTTTTTGATGTGCCGCGGGTAACCGGTAACTCGAAAGAACGTCGAAATTGGCATCCGACGCAACTTGGAGAACGGTTGGTGGAGCGCTGCCTGCGACTCACCACTCCGTCGAATGGGACAGTTTTGGACCCTTTCGGCGGGACGGGTACTTCTTTGAGAGTGTGTAAACGCATCAATCTGTCCTGCACTCTCATCGAACTGGATCGGAGCTACTGTAAGCGAATCGCGGCTGAACACGATCTAACGCCCATCGACTACTGCCATCGGGCAATTTGGCAAGGCTAATCATGCACTACAAACCAATGCCAACACTCCCGGCCGCCATGCGGCAACAATTCTGGAACACAGTCGCCCCGCCGGTGCAAAGGATTGCTGGCCGTGGCAAGGTTACATCTTGGCTAGTGGATACGGTCAGTTCAAGTACGCTTACGTGAACTATCGAGCCAACCGGATTGCCTATTGGCTTCACAGTGGCCGTGACCCGGGCACATTACTGGTGTGCCATACCTGCGACAATCCGCATTGCTGCAACCCTGCACATCTTTTTCTAGGGCCGCCGATTGCCAATTCGACGGACATGAAAGACAAGGGACGCGCGGCACATCTACCTGGAATTATGCACGGTGGTCATAAACTGACGGAGGCGGAAGTTCTAGCCATCCGAGCCTCGAATGATACACCGACTGTTGCGGCCGAGAAATATGGCGTATCCCCATCGCTGACCTGCATGATCCAAAAGCGACGGATTTGGAAGCATCTGTTATGATCTGCACTTTGATCGAACTCGACAAGGATTACTACAACAACATCGCCAAGGAACACGGCCTGAATCCGTAACGACTCCATTCACTGCATCATCTGGAAAGCCGCCTAAACCATGTTCCGAATCATCTTTCTTCTCAGTCTTATGGCCGACGGCGCGCCTCCACCTGTAGCGCCGCCTATTCGGCCTCCGGTCGCCCCCGTCTGGACAACCTACCCACCGCTGCGCCCGGCTGAAAACCTGGGGCCAGTCGTGACTGACATCGAATCCCATTTGCACCCGGGTCACCCTTACCAAGACAGTGACCGAGTGACCTGGACTCATGAAGGCACCCACGGAATTGCAGCCCAATTACGAAACCAATATCGTCAACCGGGTTTCTACGTGCAAGAGAATCGTGCGGTCCTGATGCAAGAGCCAGTCGTCACGCTGGCCCAGGTCGCCGCCCAAGTGCCAACGTCCTTGCAAGGCCGAGGCTACAACCTCTACCTCATCCAACAGCAAGCCTGGTTCCAAGAGCAGCCCACCTATGTCTTCGACGAATGGACGGCCTACACCAATGGCAGCGAGGCTCGCTTTCGACGGCGCATCGTCGAACGAGGCGAGACGGTGAAATCCATGATGGAGTTCATCCCCTACGCCCTTTGCGTGCCCAAGGCCGCCCGCTCGCAAGATGCCCAGATGCAGGGCTTCGTCCGCTGGCAGATCGAACGGGCTGCGGCCCTCTATCGTGTCTCGGGCGTCCGCACCAGCACCCTGGATCGTTTCCGCACGGCCGCCGACGCTAAAGCCTTGCGGCAATTCACGCGCCAATATCTCGGAGCCGACTGGACTTATCAAACCCTGGGATTCTGACCGTGTACACCAACTATGATATCAAGAAAGGTTCCAAAGAGGCCCTCGTAGAAGGCCCTGCGGAAACGCACGCCCGATCTGAAGTTGCCGATGAAGTAGCCGCCCGGCTGGCAGCTTTGGAGGCTGCTAATCCTTCACAAGCCCGTCCTATGCCTCGACGAAACGTCAGCGGTCGCGTGGATTTCATGAACCTGTAAGAATCGACCATGCTTGTCGTCAAGATCGAACTGCACTCCGCCGTTACTGGCGAGATCACGACCATTGCCACCGGCACCATCGTCAACACTGGCACAGGAACACCGACCAGCGGCGATTACCGGGTTGAGTTGAAAGACGCCATCGGCCGCCGTTGGAAGAAAGGCCAGATCACGGGTTTTCCTCGTAAGCGCCTGTCCGCATGGGACTTACTCTATCGCGTCTTAGAAAAACTGGTGAAAAGGCGAAATCCGACTCGGGATTTGCCCGCCGTGTCCGACGTACATGATGAACGGCAACACAACCAACCTAGGGACAACACCAATGAAGACGCAACTGCCCAACCTGGACCGGATTCTGAAGTGCCATGAGATTCATCCAACGTTCTGGCCCGAATTCCGTGCCTTGGTGGAATGTGGCGTGCGACCAAGCAAAGAACTGCGAACTCGCCTTGACCACGTGAGCAACTATAAGGCGGCTTTGGATGAAGCGATGGCAGAACTCTCCAAGCCCCTTCGACACAAGTTTCCGCCGCCAATCTGATACGAGTCTTTGCACCTGGAGGAAGTCACCTGATGAATCCGACCGACTACATGAATCAAGAAATCCACGCCGGGGACCTAGTGGTATATCCCTGGCGGCGCGGCTCGGCTATGGGCCTGCACACGCTGAGCGTCCAGCAGGTGACCGAGACCTATGTTTCCGGATACTCGAACACCGGCCGCCCGGTGAAGATCACGAACCTCAAGAACGTGGTCGTGGTCCGCAAGGCCACCAGTTAAGAGGACGACGAATGCCTTGCTACGACTTGGAATGCAGCGCGTGCGGTCATCGCTTCGAGGCATTCCAAGCAAGAGAGGCCCGACCACCCTATCGCTGCAAAAGTTGCGGCCGAAAGAAGGCCCGCCGCATACTGGTAAAGGCTCCGGCAGTTCACGCCAAGTATGCGGAAGGGCACACACGTAAGAATCGAGGAAGAGGTTAACAAACGAAGAGGCCGAAGGTTGTTCGGACTCTTAAAACGGACGTGGAGGGCGTGTGTCAATCCGCCGCAAGGCGGGTGGTGACGCCCAGCGAAACGTCAATTACTAGGGAGGGCGGGTGACGTGAAACCACGTCACCCCGCCCCTTGAAAACAATGAGCACTCGCAAATACACAATCCGGTTGTTTCCGACGCCAATACAAACGGCCTTGTTGCGCCAGTATCTATTCGCACGTCGCCGCGTATGGAATTGGGGATTAGCAACCATCCAGCAATGGCACAAAGCCAAGGAGAAATTGGATTGGAATCGACTTAGCCGAGAATCGGTCTCACTGCACAAGACGGAAGGGATGCAGACTCTAAACAGCCATACCGTTCGTGCCGCCCTTCGTGACTTGAGGACCGCTATGAACGCATTCTTCAAGCGAGTGAAACAAGGTAAAGTTAAAGCCGGTTTCCCTCGGCGCAAGCGACCCGAGGATAGCAACCAAGGCTTCTTGATTCCAGAACACTGCCGACTAAAAGGCCGACGATTGATTGCTGCTAAGATGCGGCTGAAACTCGCCCGCGACTTACCGGCAACTGGTAAGATCGGTGCCGCTGTCCGAATCAAACGAGTCGCAAACCGTTGGTATGCGAGTTTCACTGTTAAGAAGGATTTACCGACACCGCCACCTGTTGCACCAATCAACCTCGTTGGCCTCGACACAGGTTTCCGCAAGTATGCAGTCATCAGCGATGAAAGGGTGATTGCTAACCCCCGGTGGACATGTCAATACGCCCGCAAACTAGCCCATTGGCAGCGCAAGTTGGCCCGCCAAAAGAAAGGAAGCAATCGCCGCAAACAGACAGTGGCTCGCATCGCTAAGATTCATGCCGGTATCGCCAACCGGCGCAAGCACTTTTCGCACTTCATCTCGAAGCAAGTGGCCGAGAAGTACGACGCAGTGTGCATCGAGTCCCACTCCCTGAAAGCCCAACAACAGGGCCGGTTTGCCAAGTCGCTCACGGATGTTGGACATGGCCATTTTCGTCAGTGCCTTGAGTACAAGTTGCACGACCGTGGGAAACAACTTCTCAAGGCCGACCCCTACTTTCCTTCAAGCAAGACGTGTCATCTCTGTGGATTCAAGAACACAACCTTGGGTTTTGAGGAAAATGGACGTGCCCAGGTTGCGGAACGGTCCACGACCGCGATTTTAATGCCAGCAAAACACTGGAACATGAAGGCCAGCGACAAGTTACAACCAACCTGTTGCAGACCACCTGAGATTCCCTAGTAAGACCACCACAAACCCGCAATTGCCCTTGACAGCAGAGGTTGCAGACCACCTGAGATTCCCTAGTAAGACTACCAATGGAATTCATCCGCAAAAAGAAAAAAGGCCAAGACCAGAAGGTCCGCCGCAGTTGGTTCACGGAGGAAGGCTACCGGATCATCTGGAGATGTGAATACCGAGGCGTTCAAATACCCGCTAGGTATCAAGCGTGCGTCCGTACCTTGATTCCTTACAGTGACGGAGAACTGCGACCAGGATGGGACTTCGTGAACCGCGAACGGCGGCTCATTAAAACCTTGAAAGCGGCTCAGGAAGAGTGTGAACAGCATTACCGGCTCTGGACCAAGGCCACCGAGGTGACCGGCATCCGGGCCTTGAAGGAACTGTTCGGCGGACACATTCCAATCGGTTTCCCGGCATGGGTCGAGACAAAACTGAATCGACGGATTTACGACATTCTTAGTGATAGTCGCCCAGTGCGACAACGTGCAGACTATGAGGAAGAGGAATGCGAAGCCGCCCCCGACGACCTTATAAGAACTTCGGACTCTTCTGCTTCGCCCACGGAAGTGATGCCATCCGCCCCTACCCTTGCCTCGTCTGCCGAGGAAAAGGGACACAAACGATTGAAGTCTGCATCGAAAGCGTCTTCCCGGAAGACAACTACCGACTCGACCGACCCATCCGTTGCGCCACTTGCCACGGCACGGGGCAAGGGACGAAAGCGGCCTGCCGCCAAGCGTACCAGAAAATCCTCGAAGCGCACCGGCAAGCGTGCCGCGAGTACGACCGACTCACTGCTTACCGACGCCAAGCACTCAAGAAACTCACGAAAGTCGAAATCCGAATCCTCCAAGAACTAGGAGTTTAACAAGACCGTGAAACACGCGGGCCAAAGTCGATGGGTTACCTATCATCAGTTTACCCACTGGCATACCCTTGCCCGCGCTTTATGGACTCTGTGGTGTAATGGCAGCACAGCTTTGGCTTTGCCGACGACTGATCCGGGTTCGAGTCCCGGCAGGGTCCACTGAAAACTTGTCCGTTTGTTTCCACTCAACCATTTAGGAAGAACCCATGACGCGACCGAATCAGCAAGAAGCATTGAAGGCCGTTCTTCGCAGCGGCCGGCGGTACACAATGACTCAACTTGTCGAATAAGTCGGCAAGAAGACTCGTCGCAAGGTCAAGCGCGCCAATTTGACTGTCCAACTCAGTCATCTTCGCGCGAAAGGCATGAAGATCAAGACACTTCGCGGCAAGGCAGTGCGGGACGGCATCACGCGGTACACTGCCTGATTAACAACCAAATGCACGTCGTAGCTCAGTTGGCTAGAGCGCAGGTAAACCAGCGTTATCAAGGAAACCTGAAGTCGTAGGTTCGAGTCCTATCGACGTGCCTCCGGGCCGAAGCCCTTGGGTTATCCTGTTAAGATTTCACCCATCGGCACACCTTGCCCGATTTTGAAGCGTTTCACGTTTGGGCCGAAGTGACTGGGTTATCCTTCTACGATTCGCCCAGTCACAACACCTTGCCTAACTTTTGGAGTTTGCACCATGAGTCGCACTTACGCCCGTCACGTCTCCCGATGTCAGACCCCGCAGAGTGAGCCGATCCCCGGCACCAGTCAGCAAGAAAACCATGCCGGGGGTTACAGCTACGTTCTCGACGACTGGGGCCGGTTGCAGCGCTTCTTGATCCTCGGTTCCGAAGGCGGCACCTACTACGTCGGCGAGCGGAAGCTGACTCAAGAGAACGCCACTTGCATCACGGCTTGTGCCGAGGAAGACCCCGCTCGCACCGTGGAGACGATCTGCCAGGTGAGCGAGGCAGGCCGCGCTCCCAAAAACGACCCGGCGATTTTTGCCTTGGCACTCGTGGCCAGCCGAGGGAATAACGCCGCCCGAAATCTGGCCCTGGTTGCTTTGCCCCGCGTTTGCCGCATCGGCACCCATCTGTTTCAGTTCCTCGCCAACTGCAAGGAACTGCGCGGCTGGGGTCGTGGACTCCGCGAGGCCGTGGCCGCCTGGTACAACGACAAATCGGTGGAGAAGCTGGCCTACCAGGTGACCAAGTACCGCAACCGCGTGGGCTACACCCATCGGGATGCTCTGCGGCTAAGCCACCCCACGGCAGCCGATGCCGATCACAACGCCCTCTATCGCTACATCGTCAAAGGCGCAACCTTCGACACGATCATTGGTGGCGTGCCTGACATCATCATCGGTTTTGAGGCCGCCAATCAGCCAAACGTGACCGAGAAGGAACTGATCGGCTTGATCGGCACCTACGGTTTGACCCTGGAGCACGTCCCCAACACGCACCTGGGTAGTCCGGCGGTCTGGGAGGCCCTGCTGCCGAACCTGCCGCCCACGGCCTTGATCCGCAACCTAGGAAAGATGACCAGCATCGGGCTGCTCAAGCCCCTCTCTCGGGGAACCCAAGCCGCCTGCGAGACCCTGCGGGACCTGGCCCGGCTCAAGGCCGCCCGAGTCCATCCGCTCTCCGTCCTGCTGGCCCTGGACACCTACGGCAGAGGCCACGGCCTCAAGGGAAGCCTGACCTGGGACCCGGTGGCCCAAATCCGAGACGCCCTGGAAGACGCCTTCTACCTGGCTTTCGACGCCGTGGAGCCCAGCGGCAAGCGGCACCTGCTGGCCCTGGACGTGTCCGGGTCTATGACGTGCCAGTATCTCGCCAACACGGGTCTGGACGCCCGCAAGGCGTCAGCCTGCATGGCAATGGTGACTCTCAAGAGCGAGCCCCAGACCCACTTGATTGGCTTTTCGCACGTGCTGGTGCCCATCAACATCTCCCGTTGCAGCCGGCTTGACAGCGTGATCGAGAAGATCGACTGCATCGACTACGGCCGCACGGATTGCGCTCAGCCCATGATCTACGCCCTCCAAAACCAACTGGAGGTGGATGCGTTCGTCGTTTATACGGACAACGAGACTTGGGCCGGTCAGATTCACCCCTCCCAGGCCCTCGTCCAGTACCGCAAGACGACCGGGATCAACGCCAAGCTGATCGTCGTCGGCATGACGGCCACCGAGTTCACCATCGCCGACTCCAGTGACCCTGGGATGTTGGACGTGGTGGGCTTCGACGCCTCATGTCCCGCCGTGATGGCTGACTTCGCGCGAAACTGATCCATGAAGAAACTCTGTCCGAAGTGTGAAGCGGTGTTACAAGTATCTGGCGGTATTTCCAATCCCGCCCTGTCCTACTGTTCTAGCTGTGGATGGAGCGGAAGCATCATGCACGGACTCCATGATCCCAAGTTGCCGCCGGTTGCGCCCAAGATGCCTTACGTCTCCATCGACATCGAGACTACCGGGTTGGACCCCGAGACCTGCCAGACGCTCGAAGTGGGAGCCGTGATCGACGACTGGAAGACGCTTATTGACCAATTGCCGCGGTTCCGTCGCATCCTGGTTTACGAGACGGTCACCGGCAGTCCCTTTGCAATGGCCTTGAATGCCAATCTGCTCAAGCAGATTGCTAATCCGCCCACTCCACCCGTCACCTCCCGTTGCGAATTTTGCAAGCCAGAAGAGTTCTGCGAGCAGTTTGCCCGGTGGCTTCAGGCCAACGGATTCGATCCGCTGCATATTCAGGCTGCCGGCAAGAATTTCGCCAGTTTCGACCTACAATTCCTGAAGCGCTTGCCAGGCTTCGGCCGGCACCTTGGTTTCCGTCACCGCATCCTTGACCCAGCCATCTTGTTCTGGAAACCTGAAGACGAGCGGCTACCGGATAGCAAGACCTGTTACGAACGGGCTGGAATCAATACGAAAGTCGCCCACACTGCCATTGCCGATGCCCTGGCGGTCGTGCGGTTAGTCCGACTGGGCATCAGGCATCTCGCAGGTATGCGCGAGTAACCATTTCCTTTTGGAGAACACCGATGAACGACGCTTGTGTCAATCTCACCATTGTTACCACCGAGAACGGCGAATCCATTTCGCATGAAGCCCTTACGTACCTCCGAAACATGATCGCGGACCTTCGCGGCAAGTTGGAAGAGAAAAGCACCGCGCTCAAAACCGCCGAGCCGGCTGCCGCGGACCACTACGGCACCTTGCTCGCCGACTTAAACAGGACCGTGGAACTGACCGGCGTTGTGGTCAAGGCCACGGCCGACATGGAGAAGCTTCAAGTCTCCGCTAACAAGGCGATGAAGCGGGTCTGGAAGAAGCTTTGCCAGTAGGAACCCCTATGAGTTGGTGCCCTGCTTCGGGTTAGTGCCTCCTTAGAGCGGGGCCGGATTGGTTCTTGAGGCTTTACTACCTACTACCGAAAGAGAATCCCACGCCCAAGACACCCAAGACGCCTGAGTCATCCGTGGTCTATGAGCGCATGTCGGCCACTCATGCCAACAACATCGTGGCACTGATTCAGTCGATGCCGAATAAGGCCATCATCGAAATCGAAGAGCGACTAACCCTGTATCGTCGCCACGTCAGCCTTCCGCCGGTCAAGTAACTGGCGGCCCCGTCATTTCTAGCGGTAAGGATACCGGGCCTTCAACCCGGAGACGCGGGTTCAACTCCCGCCGGGGCTATTTCGGAGGTCATCCATGCACTGGCTCAACTACCTTCTGCAAGACCTGCGCGACGCTTTGGATCAAGAGGGCATTACTGCCTGCGGCTACAACTACTGTTCGCAGCCTTTCCACCAGGTTCTTATGGTCCCGCTCAACGTGGACTGGCGACCTTGGCACAAGAGCCGACGACTCTTCGACGATGCCATCCGAGCACTTGTGACTCAGTGCAGCAGGCAGGTTCACCGCTATCGCGTGCAAGTCAAGTTCGAGCCGGCGATTTACTGCTATCAAGTCATTCTCTCCGTGTCCCGAGGGAGGTTGTGATGGGTTGGGCTTCTGGATCAGAATTGGCGGAAAACGTCTGGGCGGCCGTGCGTAAGGACATTCCTATCACGCGGCGGCATCAGGTTGCCCGCCATATCATCGACCTGTTTGAGGACATGGACTGCGACACCATCGACGAGTGCCAGCAACTCTGCAAAGACGCCGGCCGCTTGTACAACCAAGAGACTGACGAAATCGTCTACCACGATCCGAGGAACACGAAATGAGTCACTTCCCGCAACAAGTTTGGAATGGCATCTGGCCCTCGACTCTGGAGACCGGTATTCCCGGCCCACCCACCCCTGCCGATCTACACTTCGTCGCGACAGAACTTGTTGCTGTCGAAAACGGCGTCCTTGACTTGCATAGCTTCGTTTGCCGAGTCGAAGCGCAAATCAACGAATTGACCCGGCAACCGGGGCCGCCTGGCCTGAAGAGCGACGACAGCGAATCCATCGTCGGCCCGAAGGGCGACAAGGGTGACAAAGGCGACCCAGGCGAGTCCATCGTTGGCCCGAAGGGTGAAACAGGTGAGTCCATCGTTGGCCCGAAGGGTGAAACAGGCGAGTCTATCGTCGGGCCGCCCGGCGAGTCCGTCGTTGGCCCGAAGGGTGACAGAGGCGACAAGGGCGACAAGGGCGACAAGGGCGACAAGGGCGACAAGGGCGACAAGGGTGACAAGGGCGATCTCGGCGAGTCCATCGTCGGCCCGAAGGGTGACAAGGGCGATCTCGGCGAGTCCATCATCGGGCCACCCGGCAAGTCCATCGTCGGCCCGAAGGGCGACAAGGGTGATAAGGGCAACAAGGGCGACAAGGGCGACAAAGGCGACCCCGGCGAATCCATTGTCGGCCCGCCCGGCGAGTCCATCGTCGGCCCGCCCGGCGAGTCCATCGTCGGCCCGAAGGGCGACAAAGGCGACCCCGGCGAATCCATTGTCGGCCCGCCCGGCGAGTCCATCGTCGGCCCGCCCGGCGAGTCCATCGTCGGCCCGAAGGGTGACAAAGGCGACAAAGGCGACAAAGGCGACAAAGGCGACAAAGGCGACAAAGGCGATCTCGGCGAATCCATCGTCGGGCCGCCCGGCGAGTCCATCGT